CCTCTGTTTCTGTCTGTAATGATATTAACAAGTCCTGATGAGCCTATTGCTTTGCCACCAAGGAGCTCAGTCCTGCCTATGTTCAAAGACTCTTCTTTGGTGTTAGTGAAGAAGACAAGCCTGTTTAGAGTATCTTTAATCTCACCTGCTAACCAAGCATCACCAAGCACTCTCTCTTGAGACACCTGAAGGACACCTTCAGCTCTTGAGGACTGCAGGGAAGCATTAAGAAGCTCTGCTTTAGCTGTATTGTTCACAGTGATTTCACCATGATAGATAGCTGAAGCAAGAGATTGCAAGATTTGTATTCTACCTACTACTCCACTGAGAGCATTGCTTGCCATATATCCGGTCTTAGGAGTTGAAGAGTAAGCGTCTTGCGGTCTCCCTGAGCTAAACTTATTAACAAGGATAGAGTGCTCAGCAGCCTTCTTGTTAGCTAAAAGTATATTCTCCCCTAAGTCCCTAACAAGTTCCCCCTCAGACCTGCCATGGTCTTTACCAAGATAGTAGTTGCCTATCTCTATTGCAAGCTTCTTTATATCTACAGGAGACAGCCCCAAGCTCAAGTCCCCATCAAAGTCTCCGCCTGAGAGCCATTGTTTGAAGTTGCTTATCTGAAGGCTATCGCCCTCAAGGATGTTCAAGACTCCTCTAATGGGGACAAAGCTTGCATCTTCTACAACGTGAGGTGAGCGATAGACTCCCATCATATAGACAGTCTCGCCTTCGACAGTTGTCTTGATGATAGAGTTGCCAAGCCTGCTATGTTCTTTAGAGACAAAGTCAAGCAGCTCAGTAGAGATAGTCTGAAGTCTCTCGTTAGTCATATTAGTAAAGCCATTGTAGCTTTCTCTAACTTCTCTAACAAGGTCTCGTATATCGTTATTACCACCTATCTGTCTTGCTCTTTCTTCTGCCATAGTAGCAAGCAGGTTAATGCCAATGTTTGAAGTAGAGGGTAGATACTCTCCTTCTCTTCCGGCGACAACAGTAAACCTTCTGTTATAAAACTCCTCGTTAATCATGCGTGCAGAATTATCAGACAATCTGGAAGGGGCACTTGAGGCTGTAGCAACAAAGATATCATGGTCATTAAGAGTGTTCAAGGCTCTAAAGAACTGATAAGCGTTATCACGGACACTGCCTGTAGGTGTAGCAGATTCTCTCAATACATCTATGAACATAGTTACTCTTGCTTTCTCTGCTATTGTGCCTGCAAGCTGCAATGAGTTAGCACTCTTTTTGATTCGTGAGTAAGTATCAGCATGGAGATACTGTGCTCTCATGAAGCGTTCAAATTGGTTTCTATCAAGCTCTACTCCATCTCTGCTTTCACTAAGGGTGTTCATGAAGTGCACCCCAGCCCAGTAGCCATGCTTGAATGTAGTAGGGTTTACATCAATGTAGTGAGTGTTAGTCTCTTCATCATACATGCTCTCTCTGGCAACATAGTGCTGCTTATACATGCCTCCATCTTTGGAGACAGTCTTGACTGAGCCATTGGTATTGGTGCCAAGAACATGGTTAAAGTATCTAACAAAGTAAGGACTTGCAAGGCTTTCACCATCTTCACCATCACCTGTAGAACGAAGCACTATCCTTGCGTTGTCTTGAGTAAGTCTTTCATAGATAGCACCAGCTTCACTTTCTGATACTCTTCTATTGGTGAGTAATCCTGACCATCTCTTAGCCATAGAAGCATGGTCAAAGTCAAAAGCTAAGCCTCGTGTCAAGACTGCTGCCATTGCATTAGCAAGCGTTCTGTGAGGGTCTGTGGACTTATAGGCATCAATGTCAAGCCTGTCTTGTTCTCTGACAGCAGCATCGGCTATCATCTTGTTCACTGTGTCCATGCGATAAGCTTCAATCTGAGGTCTGTCAAGAGCCATGGTTCTGTCAACACTGACATTCTGTCCTGCATATCTTTGTTCTATGATTCCACCAATGAACTCAAGCATTGTCTGGGGACTTGCACTATCTATATAGCTTTGCTCAAGCATGAAGTCTCTGTTAATCTCAGACACACGTCTTGCTCTATCTTCTTCAAGCCTTGCCATAGTCCCCCTGACATGCTCTTGAAGTCTCACAAGCCTGCTTTGAGTCTCAGCAATGTTATCCCAGTCTATATTGGACACAGCTTCTCTGAAGCTCCTAGTAAGGTCTTCGGCAATAGTGACACTTTCAAACCCAGTCAAGGCATCTGTTAGGTTCTGAGAACTTGCAGTAAGTGCATCAGTAAAGTCTTGAGTCTCACCTGTCCGTCTTGCCATTGACTCAATCTCTGTCAGAAGTTCTCCTATCTCATATATAACAAGCTCTGAATAGTCTATGTTCTCATTGACAGTCCTAAGAGCAACTTGGACAGCTTGGCTTCTGCCTCTAACATAGTCTTCAGTAAGTTCAGAGAATGCAATTCTCTCTATGACATTGCCTTCAGCATCAAGTATATCAAGCTCGTGGTCAGGGAACTCTGTTCTGTGTCTGTCCACTGAGACAGATTGGTTATAGCCTTTACCCAGTGCTTCAATAAGTTTGTCAGTAAACTCTTTGTGTCCTTTAGGGAGTGTGCCTCTATTAAGCTCAGCTTTAAGGTCTTCTAAGTTCTGTATTGCCCAGAATGTAAAGTTTCCACCAAGAGGAGTTCCATCATCAGGGACAGGTATAGTAGGTTCTTCAGAAAGATAAAGCTGAAGTTCTTTAATGAACGAGTCTATAATAACATCTTGCTTCATCTCAGAGAAGTCAGCACTAAACTTAATCCACACTTGCTGATTAGGAGCTCCTGAGAGTGCAATATCTATAAAGCCATTGTTCTTCATGTCAAGAGCTTGTTCTTTAGTTAAAGGTGCAGTCTGGACAATCGTGCTATTGGAGTCAAAGTATAGAGTGGAAGCCGTTACTTTGTCAAGCCTGAGTATCTGTCTGCCATAAGAGTCATAACTTACAGTTTGTCCTATATGAGTAGCAAGCATACTCTCTTTCAGCATATACTGAGCAAAGGCTTGTCTATCAGCTGCATTCATCTTGAGTATAGTCTCACCAAACTTTGTCTGATAGAGTTCACCAAGCACTGCATTAGCAGCAGCTTCAATGTTAAGTCTATCGTTGCCATAGGTATGAGCTGCAAGCTGGGCTTGAGCTACTGAGACAATCAAGGGAGCTTCTTTCTTAGCTCTGTCTGCTAAGTCAGCAATAGCTGTCATGACTTCTCTGCCGCTATCATCAACAATAGGTATCATAGGTCTATCATTGAGATGTCTTGTTATAATCTCTTGTGAGCTCCTTAGACCCTCTTGCGAGGCATCTATTAGGCTATGGGTATATCCTATACTCCTGCGAGCCGAACGTGCGTCCTTGGGCACATTAGACGTGTTTAACGTGATTTCAGGAACTTGGTTAGGGTCATTCGCTGAAGGAAGCTTAACAGACTCTACCTTAACAGGGATGTCTTCAAGCTCTACTCTGAATTGTTCTGCTATCTTTCTATTGGTTGCAAGGATTGCACGGTCAATGTTTTCTTCAGGACTTGCATTACTTGAGTTATTGAAGATAAGCTCGTGCATAAGATACTTGGTAACAGCAGTCTGAATGAACTCTCTGCTCAGTGCCATAGCTCTGTCATCGCTGATGTTCTTGTTATCAAGGTGCATTGCTATTGTAGCAAGGTCGTTTATTCTTTGACGATTACCGTCTTGGTTCACTATTCTGATTCTTGAGTCTTCAATCTCTCCGACTAAAGCAAGAGCTAAGTATGAAGACACTTCATCAGACGAACCTAAGACAACTCTTGCAGTGGTAAGCTGGTCAGATATTTTGCCAACTGTTACAAGCTGTGCCATGATAGCCCTATTGTCTGCAATCATACTATCTATTCTTTCAAAGCGTTCCAAGCCTTTACTAAGCCCTTTGCCTATCTCTGTGTCCATAATGTCTTTCAAGTGATTGGCAGAGTATATGCCTTCAAAGATATTGCCATAGAGAACCTTAACATTTCTTCTAAGCTCTGCATCCATGTTCTCATAGAAAGCAGACAGAACTTTGTTAGTAGGCAGTACATGTTCACTAATAAACTTTGCAGCTTGGTTGACATCAAGAGAAGCAACATTGTCTTTAATGTTTATCCATTCATCTCCTGCTGCTCCTGCTTTAAGAAACTCTTTCATTGACTCAAGCTGTATCTTTGTGTAAGCCTGAGCTGCACCAACTATGTCAGAAGTAGTAGAGCCGGAGAGAGAAAGCTTGTGGTCTAACAGTTCAGGGTCTTCTACCTTACCTGCAATGCCATCAAAGAAGTCTATTACAAGGTTGATACCATCTTTCTGGTCTGAACCATCTCCTATGTCTAGGTAAGCTTGTCTATTCTCTATCCTGTTCTTGATAGTAGATAGTCTGCGAAACTCTACACTGTCAGGGTCAAGAGTAGGCAAGGTCTCTGTAATGTATTTCAAGTCTTCATCAATATGCTTCTTCTGAATATCTCTATACTTGGAGTATTGCTCAGCTAAGCCTCTCATCTCAGTCCCTATTTTTCTTCTTGTTTCTTCAGTCAAAGGTATCCCAATCATCTCATCACTAATTCTTGAGTCAGAGTGTAAATGATTTATGAGGTCTTCATAACTAACCTTCTCTGAAGGTGTGCCACTCTTGCCTAACGGGACTGTGTGTGAGTCAAGGTCTCTTATCATAGCAGAAGCTTGTTCAACATTCTGTCCGCTGCGAACCATATTGCCAAGCTCTCTTCTGATTGCAACCATGAAATTGCCTTGAATAGAGCCTTCATCTCTAAGAGCTTCAGACTGGACAATAGCACTGCCTGCAGTAATCATAGTGCCAACCTGTCTAAACCTGCTTGCCATGCCTTCAGCAGTGCCAGCAGTAACAAACTGAGTTAATGAGTTTACAAGGTTCTCAGCCTGTTCTTTAGTTTCAACTCTAAGCACAGCAGCTTCTTTAAGGAACTTATATGCTTCATCTGCACGAGCTCCCATGTCATTAAAATAAGCCATGCGTGTGCGTTCGTTGTAGTCTCCAATGCCGCCTCTGCCAGTGATTCTATAGTAAGCACTACCTAAGAGCCTTGATACATCATTAGCTTCATACTCTTGCATTTTCCACAGTGCAGTATAAGCTTTGCGTGCATTACGAGGGTCAGCTTGTCCACCAATCAATTCAATCAGTGCAGCATGACCTTTGTGAGGGCTGTGCATATTAGCCAGATAGTTCAACTCAGTATATCTACCACCATCGAATACTCCACCAGAGATTTTATAAAGCTGTCTTGCCCACTTACCTTCATTATCAAAGTGTTTGTCCATCTCGCCAGCCCAAGCTCTACTCATCCACTTGTTACTGTGAGCAGGAGGTGCACCTTTAATAGCTCTAAAGGGAGATTGGATGGTTTGTCTGATTACTTTAGTTGTAAACCTCATAGCTCCACGTCTTGCTGCTTGGTGAATGAACTGTGAGCCAATCTCTTCCATAGACTTCATTGAACCATCAGCATGAGTGTGTCCTGAAAACTCTTCACGAGAGGGAAGGAAAGGTCTTGAACCATAAGCTAGCTCTACCAAGCCATGTGCAGCATGGTCAATAGCAAGGTCAACTCCAATGTCTGTCAAATGAGATAAAGTATTACTGAGTGCAAGGGTGAGATAAAACTTACCTGCCTGTCCACCTGTATAATACTTAGTGAAAGCTCTTGCAGCAAAAGGGGCTTCTACTTGACTTGAAACAAATCCGGGGATAGATGAGCTCAGCCAGTAAGTCCCTGTGTCCATAGCAGCAGTAGTCCAAACTCTTGAATCAGTTACTCTGCGAGAGACAGCAAAGCCTGAGCCTGACTCATTGATTGCTCTGCCAACAGTCTTAGCTCCCATAAGAACAGCAACAGTGCTCTTTGAACGAAGCATCTTTGATAGGGCTTGCATACCTTGAGCAGCTTTAGAACCAGCAGCAACGGCACCGCCAGCAGTAGCACCACCAAGCTTAGCAGCCAATGCAGAAAGTATAAGCATCTCAGATACGTTACCTGCAATGTTAGCAATAGTTCCACCAATAGCTCCGACTCTACCATAGTTACCACGTGAAGCAGCTTCATTAATCATTGCGAGTCTCAAGTGTCTTGTATAGCCTTCATCTTGCCCGACAAGGAAACGACTAAAGAAAGCTCCGGGAGTAGTTCCTGCAACAAAGCTCAAGCCTATGTATCTCAATGCCCCAGAAGTAAACTCTTTTGTTAGGTCTTCAGTAGCATGAGTCTCCATCCACTGTGATACGACAGAGTAAGTTCCTTCACCGCTTCTTTGCAGTCTGCGAGTAAAGAGGAATGGGTCAGCATTCTGCATACCAACCAAAGCTTGATAAGCACCTAAGAGATTATGTTCTAAAGCACCAAGTAAGCCTTCATCTGTAACTCTGCCCATCTGTCCTTGAGCTTGCATGACACCATCAAAGCCTTGGTCTGATACAAGTGCTTCTGCCATAGCAGCAATGCGTCTATCAGCATCAGTAGAGACATCACTAAAGTCAATCCCACCAGCAGCACCATACTCAAGCATAGCATCCTCACCATGAAGGATACCTTTGCCAATAGCGTAAGCAGCGTTCACAGCCTTAATACGCCCTTCTTCTGTCGTAGCAAGGTCGGTAGCCTCAAGTTCAGTTAAAACGTCTCTAACGCTCTGTGAGGCACTCTGTGCGGCAATCGTAACAAGACCAAACTTAACCATTCTCTGTGAGAGGTGAGTCTTGCGTATTGCATCGTGCATTTCAGTAGAGCTGCCTTTGTCGTATGCAGTCATGAACTTAGCTTTAGTCTTGTCATCAGTCCCAGCAATGAATTGTAGTGCTTGGTTTCTGTCCATGAACCTTCTAAAGTTATTCAAGCCTGAGTGCATAGCAGCTGCACCGACTCCGCTTGTCTCGTTTTGTGAGACAGCTATCTCATCACTGAGTATATTGTCCCATCCTTCAGTAGCCAAAGCTTCGTGGACAAAGACCTTGGACAGTATAGTATTCTCTTTATCGTCAACACGGAGTATGCCGTGCATGCCTTGGCTGGGTCTTACTGTAACTGTATAGGGCATTAGCTTAATCCTTTCATCGTTTGTTTAAGAGTTTTATATATTCTTTATACTGTTTATCAGTTAGCTTGCCTTGAGCTCGTAGAGTATCAACTGTGTTTGCAATCTCATCTGTCAATTCTTGAGCTGCTTTCTGCTGCTGTTCAGGAGTTCCTTGTCTAAACACATTGAAGACTCTGCCAAACATGCTGCCTGTAAAGGGCAAGCCAATCTGAGAGAAGGTTTGGAAGAAGTTAGATGTAGCTTGCATTCTATTAACCATAGTCATGTCTTCAGTAAGCTTCCTTTGAACATTAGCTTGATAGATAGAAGCACCTGCACTTATCTTTGCAGACTCCACCTGAGCTTTAGAGGCTAAGATATTGGCTATACCTATAAGCATATTGCCAGTGGCGGCTCTATCTGCTGCGACTGCACCACCTAATGCTTGAGTATAGTTAGCCATCTGATTATATAAATCAAGCCTCTGTCTCGCATAGTAGCCTTCAGGGTCAGTGCGTAAGTTATGAGCAACATAGTCAAGAGTGCCATACTTATCGTTAGCATCCTTGTAAAGCTCAGAAGCTCCTTCCTTACCTGTCAGCATAGCATAAGTAGCAAACATCTTCTCACCAACCAACAAAGCTTTCTTAGCGTGAATATCTTGTAGTTCAACTGCAACCTTAGCAGGACTCCATTCAGTAGCAGCTTGTATATCATCATCAATCTTCTTCAGCACTGAAACAACATTTGAATCATCAGCAGTAAAGCCAGACAAGAGCGTAGCTGCATAGCTGTGTAAGCGTCTCATGTCCTCATCAGAGACAACAGGAGACATAGATGGTATGTTCATACTCACAGAGGAACTTCTGCTCACAGTGGACCTCTCAGAGCTTCCTGAAGGAGTTTCAGACTTCTCTCTCAAGCCAAACAGGTCAAGGAAAGAACTGTGTCCCCCAGAAGGGGTAACAGTCCCAGCTCTGTCTGTGGCTTCGTATCTGCCTGCACCGGGAGTCTTATTGTCAGCCATTACTTATTCTCCTTCTTCGGGACGTTTTCAAGAATACCTAAAAGGTCAAATATCTTTTCTATATCTCCCTTGTCTTTATCGTATTGAAGCCTCATAAGCCCATATTCAAACTGTCGATTCAACAAGTTCTGTCTCTCTGCAATGTGTTCTCTACGCTGTCCGGCAAACTTATACATAGTGTCTGCACGGTGTAGCCCTCTCACAGCAGCTTGGGTTAATACCTCTGCATCAGTGCGGCGAGACTCATTGAAGATTGCCATTGCTTGTGCAAGAGCTTGACTATCAGGAGTAGTCTCTATCTCCCTGAGTTCGCCTTGTGGGGTTATAATATATCTCTTAGCCATTGTTCACCTCAATTACATAAAGCCAAAATATCTTGGTTTATACTGGTAAGGCTCATCTCCATATTGAGAAGCATTTGGGAAACGCCAGTAGCTTCTAGAAGCTTCAGGGGTAACAGTAGCTTGAGCAGCTTCAGGGGTAACAGTAGCTTGAGCAGCTCCTCCGGTAATGTAATCAAGAAGACTCTTCTGCATACCAGTTGTCTCTTTAAGCATACTGTCAGATTGTTTAGTCCAATCAGCAAGCTGTTTATTCATTCCCGCTATCTCGTCTGCCATGTCTTTAGCTCTCTTAGCAGCCCCTATTGAATTCTGAATACTTGCACCTGCTAATCCGCCCTCTATAGCTCCACCTAAGATAGGTGCCACAAGAGAGCCAAAGCTTGGTGCACTGGGAACTGTCATCTTATGTCCACGAGCTTCAGCAGCAGCACCTCTTGCTTGGAATGCTCTATTTAAGCTTTCACCCATAGCTTGCTGTGCCATCGCTAAAGTTCTTTCTCTATTCTCTTGGCTCATGTTATGCTTAGCAAGTGCTCTTGAAGCAAAGTTATAAGCCTGTTGTCTATTAGCTCCCTCTTGAGAGGCAAGGTGTTCTATCTGTGAAGCCTTACGCTCTTGAGTGAGATTGTATTGCTTAGCTTGTTTACGCAACTCTTTCTGCTCTTGCCAAGCTCCAATGCCTTTCTTAGAACCGCCTGCGAGAGCTCCAATTGCTAAACCTATCAATGGTAGTGCCATGTTATCACCTCGTATTCTTATCTATAGACATGATAGTAGTCGTTCTTATCTTGTCAACTAATTTAATAATCATTCTATTGTCTCGTGGATTAAGGGCATAGGATAAGCAAGCCATCTTATATCCCTGATTGGAGATTTACAGTCTGAGATAGTGAACCTTGCTTGTCCGACTGCAACAGAGTTAAATCTGATAACGACTTCAGACTCTACGCTGACTGTCTTCTCAATAGGACTACTGCTGTCATTGTTTATGACTATAGTGCAGTCAAAGGTTTCATTGTTCTCACTATCACTATTATCAAAGACAACCTTGATGCCAAACAGATACAAGCGTTGTGTCTCAAGGTATCTAAAGAGTTGGTCAGATGAAGTTATTTCAAGCTCTACTGCCTCATCAGAAGGCTTAGCTTGATAAGAGACTCCCTCGGACTGTATCACTGTGTAAGGATACTTGCCTTTCTGTAAAGTGTGTATAGACTGAGCACTAATCTCTTGAACAAGAGACCTGTCAATGATTCCACCAAGGCTCAAGTCATATATCTTTACTCCGTTATTATCAAGAGTTGTCAACATTGGAGTCCCTTCTCTATCATAAGACATTGATGCTTGCCCAGCAGTGCACCTAAAGACGTGAATAAGACCATCTTCTGTCAGGTGGCATACTGTACACTCACCTGACGACAAGGTGGCTAAAACGTGTGCCTTAAGGTCTTGTATAGGGTATTCAACTAACTCACCTTTGATGGTTGCAAGCTTGTTTACTGCGTTCTCTATATTCACCCAGACTGAAGTCTGTTCTTCATTGCCTATAAATGCTATGTTGCCAAGGGTATAGAACTTTGTTACTCTCAAGCCCTTGAACACTTCATAGACGTTAGCATAAGAAGTCATCATGTTATATGCAGTAGCTTTATAGACTCCATCGTTTACATGAAGCAAGCTCTGTGAGTTAAAAACTCCATCACTCTGTGCAGCCAAGAGTCCCTCTCTTGTGAAGTCTGCACCAACAGCAGTAATAGCAAAGTCAGCCTCGACAGGGATACCACCTTCACCAATGACAGGAGTATTATAGAGGTTAATAGCTCCCACCTGATAATGAAGTGTCTTTACTTCTTCAGTAGTCTCTTGATAGATAGCAACATTGCTCATCTCATTACGTGCAACATTAGTAGTTACTCCCTCTGGCATCCCTGAAATGTAGATAGAAGGAAAGTAATCCTTGTTAATCATGCTTAGATAGTCTATGCCATGTGCATGCAAGTGCCCCTCAGCAGGAGCTCTGAGATAGTTCAAGAACCAACTGTAGGGAGCTGTGTGGCTGGGGTTAGCTACAAAAGGACTTAAAGGAGATTGCTTGAGATGAGTAAGCATCAAGCCTCTAAATCTGCGATAGAAAGAGAATCTCTGCTGTGGGTCATTTATGCCGACAAAGGACAAGCCAAGCGGTAAACCACTGCTGCCACCCGGAGCCGACATGTAAGCACTGTTATGAGGAGACACGTTAGTTGATGACCAATAGGCTTCAATACTTATGTCCCTAATACGCCTTAAAGGACTCCACATAGCCATCGTAGGCAGAAGGAGGGGGAAGCTTGTTCTTTGGAGGTAATGCGACATTGTCGAGATTTTAGCTTCCCCGTGTCCTTCCGAGGCTGTGTTAGGAGTGAATGTAATCTGAGGTTTACCATCCCAGAACATAGAGTCAAGCGTTTCTGCTTTGCCTATATAGTTCTCCGTTCCGGTAAAAGTATTTACTAAAGATGAAAAAGAATGTGCAGGCAGAGTATTGTTTCGCTCAGAGCTATCAAGTATCTCAATAGCCCCCCTGCCAACATCAGTAGAGAAAGAAGCCTGAACACGACTCTGGCTAACAGTAAGCTTGTTCAGTTCACAACATGACACAAGCCCTGACTCTTTGACAATGAAAGTATCGACAAGAAGCATATCGCCAAGCACTGGTGTAGCAGCATAGCCATTGCCCATAGAGTCTATCGTCTTGCCTGAGACAAGTATCAAAGTATATCCGCACTTAGGACTATACTCATAATCTTCAAGCTTTATGTAGTCTGTGTCTTCAGAAAGAGAAATCTTGACAAGGTATTCAATAGAAGCTGGAGTATCAGTAATCTTCTTTACCCACTCTGCCCTGAATACTTCAGCAAACTCTTCAGGTGTAGCACAATAAGACTCTGTCGTCCTGAGCGCAGGAGAATGGTTCAGAGGATAGTTTACAACACTATCTCTTACTCGCTTGATACCAAAGCTTACTTCATGCCTAAAGTTCTTGCCTTGACCTATCTGCTGCTGCATCATAGCAACATAGAGAGAGCTAACATTGTCTTTATCTATCTCATGAGGCGGCATGTGTGAAAGATTTACATAAGATTTCCCTGTCCAATAGTCGCCATGAGTAGCCCTATGTATAGACATTGTTCTTAAAGGATACTCTAAGACAGTGCGATAAGAGACAGTAGAGCGGCTAAGGTCTTCAGTATGAGCAAGAGTGCCTATCTGATAAATGTCTCCGACAGGGGTATCTACAAAGCCTTGGTCAACAACTCCCACTGCAATAGGGGTAAGTGCAATAGCTTGATGCCCACTTACTCTATTTGTAAAGGTCTCCCCGGACACAGCCTGTGAAGTCTTGATAAGAGAAGTAATAGGGATTGCTCTATAACGAATGATAAGGTTTTGGTTAAACTTTACTGACTGCTCAAAGAACTCTACATCATCATAATACAAGTATCCGCCATCAACCCCTGCATAGTCTTTCATTTTATATTCAGTGTTCTCTTTTGACACTAAATAAGCAGTAGGGTAATAGTCGTTTATCTCTTTGCCACTAATAGTCGATAGGTTACCATCAATGTCAGTAAAGGGATAGGCAGTAACAAAACCGCTTGTGCTTACCCCATCCTTAAACGATGCAAACATAGAGAGTCTGCTGTTTGTGTGTACTGAGCTCCCACTGTTGCTGTTAGTAGAGGGATTATAAGAAAGCTCGAAAGGATATAGCATCTTGCTTGCAAACAAATAAGGTTGAGCCCAAACATAGTGTGGAGCCACTTGAGCCTTTTTAAGTTTCTTGTCATCTTGCTCACCTTGATTTGGAAACACAGACAGAGCAACAGATGAACAGTCGCAATAGATAGGAACTTTAGGGATTAACAAATCAAGGTTGACAGCCCAAACTCCACAGTCTCTATGCACAACGACATCAAACTCTTGAACAATAGAGTCAGAGCTATTAAGATAGTTATCGTGAGCCTGTATAGCTCTCTCGGACTCATCATCTCTGTATCTAACAGTAGGGGCATTGGCTAAGTGAGGTGCAAGTATCTTAAAGTGAAGAGAGTGCATCTTCCCATGGAACTGTTTGTAGTCTCCAAGTCGAGCAAACAAGCCCATAAGAGAGTCCGGGACAGGCTGTCCTTGTTCAAATGTCCAGTCTATGATAGATTTCATTATACTCGTTTTCCAAGCTCGATTATAAAGGGGTCGTTAATAGCTAAGCCTTGACTCAAGAAGTCCGCAGAAGTAATAGGTAGCTCAGGAGACCAAATAGACTCTTGTCTGCTTGGCAAGATAAACGTTCTAAAGATAACATGACTTTTCTCGCTTGCCTCACTTGAGTTATAGTATCCTGACACACAGCCGTTGTTAATGTTAAACAAGCCTACTAACACCTCGCTCTCTGAGCTAAAATAAACAGCAAGTGTCCCCATAAGATTGGGCAGGTCAGCACCGCTGACACTGCCTATTATATACTTACCAAAGAACATTCTTTTGCTAACATAGTCTTCAAGCTTGCCAAAGGGATGCTCATAAGGCGGTGCATACAAGCTCAATGACGGCAGTCTCTCAAAGTCAAGCTTTGTGTTAGGACGGAGCTCACCATAGACTGTAGTAATATCAAGGTCTTTAGCTGCTATAATTGTAGCAGTCTCTTTAGAATGGACAGTGTTAGAGCCTATGCCTTCAAACGACAGAGCCGGTATCTCAAGCTCGATGACATTGAGTATAGGAACGCTCTTGCGTTGGCTCTGCCCTGCTTGAGGTGCAGTCATCTGGTTAATGAACGAGGGCTGATTAAATGGCATAAGGCTTTACTCCATACTTATCAGGTGCACCACCAATATAGGGTGCTCTGGTCAGTATCAACTTATTAACCAACATATAAGATTGGTAGAACACATAAGCAATCTCAGGCTGGTCATCAATGATTGCTTGATACATACCAGCCACAATATCCGTTAAGAGGTCGTGAGAGGCTGTTTTTGGAATGATTATGTCGTAAGGGGTATTGACATACTGCCCCACCTTAAAAGTCCCACCATCGGGCTTATAGGGGCATTTAGAGGCAGTTATCTCTGTGTGCTTGGATAAGAGAACTCCTGAGAAGTAGTCGTCAGCTTCATAGAGATTGCCTGCACTGTATTCTTTTACATCAAACATATTGTTCATGTAGTAGCCCAATGAGATGAATGGTGCAACTATTCCTTCATAGCCTGATATACTGTTTACAATTGCCATGGCTTAATCCTCATTATCCTTGAGACCTTGTGTTCTCTATGTAGGTTATCTTCAGAAACTTTATTGTTTGACTGATGGCTTAACAATGAGACTAACTGGAAGGATAAGTTAGGGTCTCTGTTCTTTAATGCAAATACAAGCTTCTCTAATCTCTCCTGCAAGAGAGAGTCATAGTCTTTGTCATCTACCCAGATAGCACGAGCTACCCCATCTTCAGTAGAGTAAGCAGTATTAACAAGCCTTATCATCTTAGGTTTAGTGCTTGGGGGGTCAGTCCTTTCTACAACCATAGCAGAGTCGGGCTTGACTTCACCATCATAGTCAACCATGTCAGCACTATGTAATCCTAATAGCTTGTTCTCAATGACAGCACCTCTATTAACCTTTACATAAGCAGATGTGCTTCTATCTGCGTATAGAGGGCTTATGAGTTCAAGAACATTATAGTTGATAGGCATTTATCTTTAATCCTTCTGTGTGTGAAGCAGGAGCTATTGTAGCTTTACTGTCATTATAAGCATTAACAAGTGAAGCAAACAAAGTCTCATAGCGAGTAGTTCTCTCAATGTCGCAAGCTTCTTCATAGTGAAGTGCCATAGCCTTGGAAGCTATAAGCATTAACAAGTGGTCAGGCATGTTGTCTATATCAAGGACAGGCATAAGATAGCATGATAAGTAATACTTAGAACCTTCTGAAGCATAGATAGAGTTATTATCATAACAGACTTTACCTTCAGGGCAGGCAAGAGGATAGTCAGGATATGAGGCATCAATGTAGTCTGAGTTCTGGGAAGGCATGTCATCAGGTATCCGCTCTACTCTCTCTTTGCAAAGAATGTCCAAGACTTCTTTAATGTAGTATTTCTTATCATCTATCATAACAGGTATCTGAGTAATGTCATCTATGTTATCGCCAGCATTAACGTAGATAAACATAGGATGGAGCTTAACTGTTCTTATGACATGGTTATAAGCCTTTATAACAGTCTCTGCTGTCATCTTGCAAGCGAAGGTCTCTAAGAATGTGGTTAAGGACATAGCGGCACCTTGCTCAATGCAGACAGAGTAGATGAATAGATAACACTAACCTTGTCCATATTTATAAGTTCAAGCTCTATATGAGTAGCCTTCTCTATAGGGAAAGACTTGAAATGATAGTTATAGCCTTTCCTATCAAAGGTAGCAGTCTCGTGTATCTCTTGCACGTCTTCACAAAGCCTTGCTTTAACTTTATATTCGACAGTAGCACCAACATCAATAACATCTACAATCAAGCTTACACCGCATAGGTTCAAGGCTTGTCCATCTTCAACGACACTCAGTCTTGCAGTGGTCATAGTCTTTGTCATACTTTTAACCCATACGTTCCATTAAAGATTATCTCAAGAGTGTTTATAAACTTTGTCATATCAGTTCCTTTAGGATACTCATACCAAAGAACAGCAAGCCTATGGTCTCCCACTTTAATCTTGCAGTCTTCTAAACTACCTAAGTCAATCACAACGTTGGTATCGGTCAATCCATAAAACTTTATTTCAGGATGACTACCGCTTGCAAGGATGGTCTCTATACGTTGATAAGCTCCATCATAGATTAGCGGGATAGGCAAGCTTCTCATTTCTTTGCCTTTGGAGTGCCCTTAGAGGCTGTTTTACGCACTCTTTCTGTTCTCTTATATACTGTATAGCCTTTCTCTTTAAGAAGCTCTACAAGGTGCTTCTCGCTCTCTGTGTTTGCAGTATATTTATCTATGTTCTCTTGCACAGGTCTCTTGTGGATATGAGGCATGTCTTCAAATCTTGCTGAGAGATAGCCTGTGTATTCTTGTTCATTAAGCTTTCTGCACCCAATGGCAAACACATTACTCAGGAACTCAATCTCTTCAGGGTCGTCAGTCTGATACTCAGGGTGCTTAGCACTTATAACAATCTTCTTTCCGCTTGGAAAAGTAATCTCTCTCTTGGTTATCTCTTGGCGAGAGTTAAAGAATATCAAAGGTTCAGTCTTCATTTATGGTCTCCTTTAATGTGGGGCGGGAAGGAGAAAGCACCCGCCCCTTGGTTCAGCGGTTTAGTGGATTACACTTCAGGTGCCCAGATAATGGCATGGTTCTTAGGATAGCGAAGCTGGAAGCTGTGCTCTCCTCTCATACCTTCCATGAAAGCGTCTTGTCCACGGTCTTGGACGTTGCCTTCAATCCTATCAGGGCGCAAGGTTACGTTACGAATGTTAGCTGTATCAATCGAAATCAAGATGTCTCGAGGTGATACGTCGGCTTTACCAAACTTCCAGTAAGGAACTGGGAAGCCGGTCATAAGGTCAAGTGCAGGTTCATGGATGAACTTCACCATAGCACCATTAGCAGCTTGGAATGTATGAATCTTCAAGCCAAAGTTAAGAGCGCTCTGTTCAACGAGACCAACTTCACCACCCATCAACTCTTTTGTAGCTTGGATTTTGCGAGCGTAAATGTTCAGTCTGCGAAGGAACTTCTCACTTACAAGGAATGTAAACCCACTCTCACTTCTATGTCTAAAGGCACTGAGTCTATCAGTGAGGTCATCAATCCACTGCACGAATGCAAGGGTGTCATTGACTCCACCACTATAGCTGCCTGAAGCCAGAGGTTTCTTGAGGAAGGTAATCGGGAACAAGGCTTGGTCCATAAGACCACCCATTGCACGCACAGGCTGTCCTGAGAGGAATCCATTGTCAGTGCTGATAGCAACAGTCTCGCCCTTCACACCCCAAAGCATAGCACTTTCACGCTTCTGCTTATAGAGGGTAAGCCAGTATTCACGAGTCTCTCTGAACATATCCCCAAAGCGGAACTGGGAAGCTTGGTGCGTTCCAGTAATGCCATACTTCGGTGTAACGAAGATTTGGGTAAAGTTCGTGAGAGTCTCACGCCAGCTTGTGAAGTTCCCGCCGGGTGCAAAGTTATCGCCTTCAGGAATAGGCTGAGGTGCTCTATCAGAGCGTCCGACATTAACAAGCCTGCTTGTCTTGCCAGAATACTCTGCACCAGAGCCGCCAGTGTTCAAGAAGATAGTATCTTCAATAACAGGAGTCCCATTAGGAACAGGAACTGATACAAGAACACTGTCATAAACACCTTGACGTTCTCCATTAGAGTAAGCTACATACTTTGCGATAGGAGATACAAGGTCAATGTTAGTCGTGTTAAAGTCAAGGTTGAAGAACACGTAGGGTGCAGATGACTCTACGACACCAAAGTCTTTAATGCGGACAAACACTTGCTGATAGCTTGAGATAGCCCCACCGCTTGCAAACGCAGCGTTATTGTTCTTTGCAGCAGACTTATAGCCGTTGGCTACATGAATCTCATCAAACGCCATGAACACAGGAGCGTGGGAAGTAGATTTGTTATGTGTGAAACGAGTTACAGCACCAGCAGAGCCAGTAAGGTTGCCAGTAACCTTGTCATATTTAAGGTTAGTCAGAAGCATGTGCATACGGGCATACAGGTCTTCAATGTTACCAACCGTCTTATCATTATCTTTTTTGATTACAAGCATTACCTCATTCTGTGCGTGAGCAAAGAGGGCTCCATAAGAAGCGTTGCTATCACCAGAAAGAGTAGTAACTGCAATGTTAGCCTCGTCTTGAGGGAAGTCAAGAAGGGTTTTTGTTGGGTCTCCGCTCAATACCTTGATTGTGCAGAAGGGCTGGACTCCGCCTTTGTAGCTTGCACTTGTAATCTCGTGAGGCATAGCATTCACGTTATACTTTGCACCATAGCCACTAAGGGTGATGTCGATATTGCTTGCAGCACCACCGGGACTACTGTTTCTCAGACGCATATTGTCCAAGGCGATGTCATACCACATCTCGCCTCTATACTCATCTGTCCAACTGTGGATGGGTGCATTCGCAGGAATGGTGCCCATGTTCTGTGTAATCTGTAAGAAGGGTGTAGCCTCGACTTCATGAGTAATCATGTTGTCATACAAGCCGATTTGGTATTTATCGCTTGCACCAATGATGGTGTGACTAAACGCTCCTGAAGTATCAAGATGTTGAGTAAGCCCCATCTCGGCGGCTGTTTTGCCTTCATAGTTTTGTCTATCTTGCCAAGTCTTCATTTTTATATTCTCCCAGAATATCTTAGTTTATTACCCCCATACTTTATCCTTACGTCTTGCAGGGTTACCACCAAGAGTAAATCTTGAGCCTGTGCTCACAGTATTGGTAGTAGGTGCATCGACAAGGTTAGTGGGAGCTTGTCTGTATCGAGTCTGAGGCTGAGGGTTATTCGCTTGAGTCGTTCCCCCAGCACCAGAGCTCCTTGTTTGCTGATAAAGATTAAGTGCTTCAGAAGGATTAGAGAGGACACTGTGCAAGAACTGCACAACCTGCTCTCCATCAAGCCCTCGTCTCATTGCTTCCACATGGAGGCTTTCAACGAGGTTATCTTCTACTGCTTGAGCATCTTGAACGTTAGTAGAGGGAGCTCTATCATGTCCCGTCTGTGCTTGAGTCTGCGTAGTCTGTGTTTGTTCATTCTGGGGATTTAGGAAGTTTGCCCACGGGTCGTCTGGGACCGTCTCATTCTGGTTGGGCTGAGTAGTAGCTCCCGTATTCGAGCTGGGAGTAGTCTGTGTCTGAGTTGACACGTTAGAAGGTGTTTGGTTATACCCGAGCTTCTGCCTTACAACCTGATTAAGAATATCAGGGTTTTTATCAATCATAGCTTTCACTTCTCTAAGGGACTCAATCTCTGCCGCACTCATACCAGACTGAGGGGCAGTCCCTGTAGCAGGAGCCTCATTGGTCTGAAGCTGTCCATGCTGGGTTTGGGTATAGGCATTCTTTCTTCTGAGTTCAGTAGCCATATCATATACGCCACCGCTCATATTAAAATAGTTATCAACAAATTGGTCTTGGATTTCCGGCGTAAGCTCTCTGTTAGGGATAACCAAAGGGGCTCCCGGGGTGAAGGGCACATTCTGCAAGTTCATTTTGTCATTCATTTCAAGGTCTCCTGTTATAAGTAATCAATCGTTTCGGTTGCTTTGGACTCAATCTCTTGTTCTCTGAGTTGCAACTCTTCAGCTTTGAACTCAAGCATCATGTCAGTAACCATGTTCTTGAACTCTTGCTTCTCTTCTCGTGTTTGCAACCTATGCTCATACTTACGCATAAGTCCCTTTACTTTCTCTTCAGCTCTAAGCTTATCTAACTTAGTCTGAGTTTCCATTGTCTTAGCATCTATCCTTGCAGTAACGACTTTGCCTTCTAAGCTCTTGAGAGCCGATTTAAGGCCGTCATTTTCTTCTTCAAGGGTCTGTATAGTGCCAGAGAGATTTCGTATCGTATCGTGCCTCTCAATGAGTTCCTCTCGGTTCTCTACAGGAACATACTTCAAGATTGCTGTGGGGTCAACTGCTTCTATGTTTGCAAGCTCCATCATCAATCTCATCAACGAAGTCTCGTAGGTTGGTGTATAGCTGCCCGGAACGACTAAAATGTCCATGTCATTAAAGTCAGGCAGCTCTGTATATGACTTTACTGCTTCAACGAAGTCAAAGTCGAGCTTCATCTGTGCAAGCTGGTGCTCAATCTCTTCTTCATGATAGCCTTTCTGCTTTAGTGTTTCAATGAAGTGAGCTACGTCTTCTTCATTCTCAATGTCAATATCTCCATACTGTTTAACTCTGTCAAGTGTATTATTCTTATCAAGCAATCTTGCAAGGTGTTCAGGAGGCATATATGCAGAGCAGTATTGCAGAGCAACTTTGCCAGCTTGTGAACATGCAAGGTCTATGATAGACAGTAAATCTTTAAGTGAATCAAGCACTACCTCTCTCTGGTCTAACAGCAAGCTCGGACTACTCTCAGACGTGCTTAGCATCTGCAAGTCTTGTGATACAGTAGCTGCTTCAAGCTCCATCTTAGCATCCTGATATAGTTCAAAGAATGCTGAGCTGATAGGTTGACCTGAGACGATGATAGGTGCTTCTGCATTGCCTGTGAGAACGTTGATAGAGCCGGGGCGTGCATAAGTGTCTTCAAACTCTTGAGCATCCAAGCCCGGTAAGTCTGTCTCTCTAAGGAAGATTTTAGGATTACCCATGAGCTGAGCATTGTGTAGAACAACTCCATAGCTCTTGTTAATAAACTTCTGTAAGTCTTTGATGAAGTGAACCTCACCACGCTTATAAGGGTTCTCAGTATCTTCTGAATAGATAGGGATAATGGGATATTCAGTAATGTTCTCAGGCAAGGTTTCTCTGAACATATCCTTGTAGCCTATAACTGTCTCTTTAACTATACGAGTCCTGACATTGCCTTCACCATCTCTCTCGTAAGTCTTCTTATAGCACTCATAGATATTTACCCAATTAGTATCATCAGAGAAGACACGCTGGATAAACTCTTCACCTACCTTTCTCTCTTCAGGGCTTGCTGTGCTAAGTGAAGTAAAGTAGTTAGCAGGGATTTCAGTGCTGATAGCATCTACACCATAAGCAGCTTTAACATATTCAACTGATACCCAACGCTTAATGCAAATCATCTCTGCATCAGCAAACATAGGGTCTCTACTGTTAGGGTCAACTATGACCTCATCACATGAGAGCAAGACAAACTTCACCTTACCTCTGCTATAGACAGGGTGCAAATACTTGATATTGTCCACAAGGGCGTCTTTGATGGCTCTACGGAAGGTTGTTACTCCCCCGCTATTAGACCATACCCAGTCCAATAATCTGTTGCCTAACGCCGCTTTAAGGTCGTCAGGAGAGGAAAAGGACTCAAGGACATACTTAGGGATTTTGGCTGAGAGCATACCTGAGATGGTCTTCATTGCTTTACGTATCTTGTTTATCACAATATGATACTGTCCACGCTCTTTGTTGATTTCAATATCTTCATGGCTGCTTTGATGACCAAAGTAGAAGGCTCTGTTCTCAAGACTTTCTGTAAGCCATTGGCGATACATCAAGTTCTCATAATTAGCAAGCTTCCGCCAGAGCTTTATGCTCTCTTCATCTTTAAGCTTTACAAGGTTAGGGTTAGGATTGTCTATCATTGTCTCCTCTTAATACTTAAATATGACGTCTTGTGGTTTGTTAGGGTCAATGTCAACGTGGACAAATCTATTCTCAAAGTTTATGCCTATACGCCTAAAGCCGACACTTCGGAGCGCATCAAGCATGTCAAACAAAGGTCTGCCTGAAGGACAAGCTATATCAGCAGCTAAGCATATTCCTTCTTCATTAGGTAAGTGTGTGCTGTCTATCACTCCACCTACTCTTGCATTATGTATCACACAACGACAGCCTGAAGTTATCCTGACAGGTATGCCGAGAATATCTCTCACTAACTGAAGCATACGGACAAGCTCAGGACTAATGTTATTCAAACCACATCCGCACTTGCATGCGAACTCTTCCGATGTGAAGTTCTTGCTTAGTTTTGCCATTATACTATCCATCCACCGGCAAACAGCCTCAGCAGCACATTGTAGCCAAGAAAGAATCCAGCATTGCCAGCCAAGATGTCAACCAGCGAGTCCAGCCAGCGTGCTTTTAGCAATACCGTGAACGGCAACGTACTGCGTTGCCATTGCCGATACTCTACCCATACCGTAATCATAAATGCAGCTATATTGGGGAAGTATCCCAACCCCTTCGCTTTGCCAAAGAATGCAAACGCCCATGCGAGTATGCCGAGCAAGAGCATTAGCCCAAAGTGCTTCCATGTGTTAGTTAATTTCATTTTCCACCTCCACAATTTCTAAGTCGTTATCCTCTATGTATTGCAACATTTCTGCCTCTGTGTCGAACCACAGTAGCTCATAGCGAGTGCCAACCGTATTCGGCTCCGCTGTTCCTGTGTGTAATACTTGATTGCCGTTTTTAATTATATAATACATTTTATTCTCCTGTTGTGTATTCATCCCAATCTTCTGGCCAGCTTCCGCCACCTGTTGTTAGCCACGCAGAGGGGATAATAGTCCAAGCTGCTTTATCGAGCAACACATCCACATCTGCTTTCACTGTATCCCAATCAGGGCAGTTGTCATTTGTGCCTGCGGTAATTATGAATGGATATGCTCCATCCCATGTTCCGGTTGCCGCGTCGTGAATTAACCGTGCGTATTCTTGGGATGTGGCAAATACAGTGTCACCCAAGAGTTGGATGCCAAAGCTATTCGTAATATCCAGCTGATTCGTTCCATATGTCAGAGATGAGCCGATGTTGTCGAGGCGCAGGTATGTCAGCTTCATGCCCGTTATGTCGCCTGTAATAACAGATGAGCCGATGCCGCGGAGGAGCAGGTATGTTAGCTCCATCCCCGTTATATCGCCTGTGATGACAGATGAACCGAGGTTGTAGAGGCGCAGGTATGTCAGCTCCATGCCCGTTATGTCGCCTGTAATAACAGATGAGCCGAGGCTTTGGAGGTGCAGGTATGTCACCAGCTTGCGTTTAGGGATGATAAAACTTCCAGCGCCATTGAAGTAGATATCTTGTATGGTATTAGCGGCAAGGGTTAGCGGAGTGGTAACGAACTCTCCGCTACTGCCTATTCTAATGCTTGTGCCGCCAGCAGGTGTTACAGTCGTTGTTTCCGATACCTGAACACGGACGTATTTTGTGCCATCGCCAGCGGTGACTGTGAATACGGCAGGGAGTTCGCCTGGGTCTCTTGCTCCTTGCAGGTATGTTAGCTCCATCCCCGATATGTCGCCAGTGATGGTAGATAAGCCGAGACTGTAGAGGAGCAGGTATGTCAGCTTCATGCCGGTTATGTCGCCTTTGACGACAAGTGAGTTGAGGTAGGCGAGGTGCAGGTATGTCACCTGTTTGCGCTTGCCAAAAGTAATTGTTCCACCGCCAGTACCACCGGTAATTTTTAAAGTCCAATAATCCAAAGCGTCTGATACAGTATGCGTTCCAGCAGTCAGCTCTCCCTGCCCATCGCCAAAATCAGCGGTCACATCGCCAGTTATGGTTACGGTTATAGTTTCACTGAAGTTGATGCGCTTTATTCCATCGTCCACAGACCCAGCGGCAATAGAGAATGTGGCAGGTTTGTTGCCTGCGTCTCCCACTCTCCGCCCACCGAGACTGAGACCTAAGCCGAGACCTAAGTTCATTTCTTCACCACCAGTGGCTTCACAATACCTTGATAGATAGTGGACACGAGGGGCACAGCGTCAAAGACATTGTTAATCCCAAGCTTCTGCAGGACGTTCTTCTTGCCTTGTGATTTCAGAGCCTCATTAGTCGCAGCAGCAACGATGAGTGCCTTGCTTTCGTTAGTGTTAGCATTGCCTTTGTCCACCATAGGTATCTCTGATTTGTCTTTAATCGCCCCCAAGACGCTCATAGGAGACGTTTCTGCTTTCATGCTATACGCAGATGCTGTTGACTCAAAGATGCCTTTAGCGGCGTCCTTAACCCGCTTATATTGGATTATAGCGGCTGTTATCAACGCACCGATTGTAGTGATGATAGTGATTACAAGTTCTAAGTTCTCTTGAATGTTCATAAGTATGTCTTTCATTTTGTCTCCTCAAGCTTATGTAATTGTTTAAGTATCATTTCAAGCATTGTCTCAAGCCTTGTGAACCTGCTTGCGATGTCCAAGGCTTTCATATCTTTAAGTTGAATGTTTACATTGTCCATCATGCTCTTGCATTTCTCATTATGGACACGAGTATCTTTGATGTTATCCACTTCTTTCTCTATCTCTGCTATTTTTGAAGTGAACTTTCCCCAAGCAGCTGCAAATGTAACTAAATACACAACGACAGTGATAGCAGTAGGCAGCCATGTCATTATCATCATAAGCTCCTATCAATACTTCTTTGATGGTGTCATATAGCATAGTGCACCTGCTTCTGCTGATTTAACTGTAAGCACGTGTCCGGGCTGGACTATGAGTTCTACACACTGCCCTGCCATGATAGGCATAGAGGCTTGTTCTAATGCAGACTCAGGGTAGTTGCCGATAAAGCCATCTTCATTCATAAGGACTCTGACAATGACAGGAGTAGCTCCACGATTGACAGGAGTGAAGGTGATGGGGTAAGTAGAATAATCGAACATCTCGCTAAAGCCTTCATCATCTACAAGCACAATTACATCAAAGACATCTTCTACAGCTGCTCTAATAGGGTCAATGGTCTCATCGAGAGCCATATCTCCTCCATCAAAGTGAAGCAAAAGAGTATAGTTAGTTCCATCATACTTCAAGAGGGGATAGTCTAATCCTCCATCATAGTCAACTGTCAAGGTAGAGCTCATCCCAAAAGGTGGAATGACTCCTTTATAGACAAACTTGAGCAAGGGGACTACTGTTTCGTCTTCACCAAGAGACCCTGTCATTATAGCATAGGGTCTCTCTCTGTCATAAGTAGAGAAGGGCAAGCTCGAATAGACTGTGTCTGATGCTGTGCATTCAATAACTTGAGTCTGCCCTGTGTCAGGGTCAAAGACAGGCACAGGATGACCAGCACTGTCTATGGGTAGCGGGGTTAAGGGGCTTATATTAAGGTTCATTATATCCTCTTAGATATTATTCCATGTATATCGTCTGGGTCTTGCATCCTTTCTTTGCCTCAGCTTGCCTAAGTATTCATCAACGTTAAAGTTAGGAGGATTATAGGCATCGTTAAGGGCTAAGAACAACCCGTCTATTGTGTCATCATGCGCACGTAAGTCTTCATTGTAGCTTGTAAGCTCTTCATTGAGCAAGCTCCAGTTTCTCAGTCCTGAAATCCTGTATATGTCTCCTGCGTTTACGAAAGGTTCAAGCCCTAACAGCCATTTATTGGACTTGGACTTGTTGCTCTTGAATGGTTTGATTGCAAAGTGGATACCCTCAGTCCTCATTTTCTCTCTGCACATATCCTCAAGAGCTCCTTGGTAGCCTTGTGTCTCTATTGTTACTGTCTTTGGCGAGTATTGTCTGACAAGCTGAAACAGCCTATCTCTCTGCTGAGTAGGTGAGAGCTTCTCTGCTATGATATCTAAGACTACGTATCTCTTAGACTCATTGCCTGAGTAGGGTAAAGCACCTATAACGCACATAACAGTGTTATCAGCGTCTTCAGCAAGCGATGAAGCAGGGTCAACGCCTATGAAAGTATAGAGAGGAGTCTTATCACCATTGCTATGTGCTAACCAAGTAACTATACCCTCACGCTGGAAGTATCCCGTAAGCTCACTTATCATTGCTGTATTGAACCTTGGATTGCCAGTAAGTGAAGGAATGTTATAATACTCTTGCATAAACAGTGAAAGTCTGCGGTCATACTCATACAGTGCACGTGTTTGTTTAATCCAATCTTTACCTCGTCTCTCAGGCCATACAGGAACTCCATCAATCTCGATAGGAACTTCTTGATAGAAGCCCAGTGGAGGCTTAAAGCGAGGGTTTTCTTTAGCTTTACCTAAGAAAGCATCAGGGTGAACGACTGTCCCCCATAGTTGATAACAAGCTTGTTGTGAATCAGTAGCAGGAAAGACTCTTGCATAGAGCCAGTTCAAGACATCAGCTCTCTGTGCAGGAGTAGCAGAGTTACTTTCAGACTCGAAGTCGTCTAAGATAATCTTAGTAGGTCTTCTATTCTTCCATTTCTGCCCCCTAATACGGCTGTTATAGCCAAAGCATCTGACATAGACACCATTACGCATCTCTGAGCTTTGAACGTTCCATACATCGCCTTTGAGGTCGCCATAGAGCAAGTGTATCAACTCGTTGTTAATGATTTCATCTTGGATAGAGATAAGGTCAGCAGAGGCTTGGTCAACTGTCTCGGACACTAATGCCACATAAGGTTCTCTTGCATGGCATATATCCTTGGTAGTTTGGATAGGGTGAGAGATTGTTGACTTAGCCAAGTCTCTTGCCCACACAAAGGCATAGTTCTGGTAGCCTCTATCAAGTGCTGCATAGGCTTCTTTCTGGTAGGCAGGGACTTCTTTGACAATATGTCCCATGATAGTCTTAGCAAACAGTGCAGTATCAGCGTTAAGTGCTTGATACAGCCTTTGTGCTTTCATAGGGTCTTTCAGGATATCTTTCATAGCGGCTCTATAATTATCTCTTTATCTTCTGATAACTCATCTAAAGGGGTATCTTCAATGGTTGCAACTGCTGAGACAATCTCAATTATCTCATTACGTCCGGGAATATCTATTTCTTCACGTCTTTGGTCTTGTATTGTTTGGATATTGAATTGCTGGAATAGCGGTGTCTGTCCTCTTGGAGCTTGTCCTATGCCTCCTATCTCCACTCCGCCTATACGTGCAAGCATCTTGATAGCTTCAAGCCTGTCTGCACCTCTGTTCTTAGGCTTAGTAGCTTCTTCTTTCAGCTGTTTGATAATCCATTCTTCAGTAATATCTTTCTCAAACAAGTGCTTTTGAAGTTCTTTGAGGACTAACATAGCAACTCTCTTTGTAACAAAGTCTTTTGGGTTATGTTTGTTCTTGAGCAGACCTTCAGCCACTCTTCTTTCTCTCTCATTAGGTCTTCTAAGAGCGATATGCTCGTGTGCATAGTAGAGCCCTGAGTATCCTGACCAAGCAATCTTTGCTCTGCAGATGGAAACATACTCCCTTTTATTAACCAAGCCTCCTGAACCTCTGATATAGTCGCCTCTATCGTGAATATACTTGGATAACATGTTTGACCCGTCTGAGTAGAGGATGAACTTACCCACATCACCGGGATAGCGAAACTCGGTGGGGGTGACATACTCTTCATCTTCAGCCAAGTCCCAGAGGTCGTAGAGGATAACTTGCTCATGTTTGCCTCGATACTCGACAGAGAGATACATCATAGCTTTGGTTTATCAACATACTCAGTGCCATGCCAGTCTCCACCCTTATCAACGTAGTCAATCTGTGAATTAGCGTCAATAGCAGTCTCAAACTCTTCAATTTCGACTTCACAGAGTAGGTGGAGTTTAGGGACAAGGTAGTGTTTCTTGCCTTGGTTCTCTACTTCAATCTGGTCATACTTGAGATAGACCATGAGTTTACCTTCATTCTCCCCTGAGAGGACAAGCGCGATACCATTCTTGATATTTCTTCTGTCTTCAAGCATGATGAGGTCGGTCTTGGTTCTAATAATCTTCTCTTCAACGAGAACAAAGTGTTCTTGGATAGTGTCATTCAGTATCTTCATTGTGTGTCTCCTTTAGTTATTAAGAATCTTTCTGAGCTGAAGCTCCACATCTTCAAGCCTGTTTTCCACATTTCTAAGCATTGTGTTATATATTCTCTTACCACTAGTACCGGGGATGCTTAGTTCTCCAAGATATGCAAGGTCGTGTAAAGTATTGTCTTTAAACTCTTGCCTGTGGAACTCCCTGTCTGCTCTTCCCAAGGGAAGTCTTTTGCTGGGAATGACATAGCCCTTGCTAAAGTTCCGCCAAAGGTTCTGCTTTATGCGTCTCTCAGTTCTACGGTCTTCTTTATGCGCCTCATACTCTTCTTTGAGATAGTCTTGAAGAGCTTTAACTGCGTCTTGATAATTCATTATGTGTCTCCTGTTAAATTACTTTCCAAAGTTTCTCAAACTCTCTAGCAACTTGTAGTGGGTCAACCCCCATGCTATGTGGAGACTCGAAGTCTTCTGGTTCTGTTCATTAACCCAGTCTACCATTCTTTGGGCCCATGACTTGCGTTCTGGGCGAACTATGCCTTCTGTGTCTTCAGCAAATTGATGGTCAATCGGAGAAGTATAGTCTAAGTTCAAGTGATTAGTAATAGGAGTCTCAAGTCTCTGAGAGGGCTGTGCACTCATAGCTTGCCTAAGTCTCTGGTTCTCTTGGTCAGCAAGCACTAACTGCTCAATAACCTTCTCAAGCTCTGTCTGTTCTTGTTCTTCTTGTTCTTTCACTCTCAGAGAGTCCCATTTGTCATAGCCTCCCCAGAACTCATTAACAAGCTTCATTGATTCATCCAGTTTTCTTTGTGTTTCGGGGTCATAGATGCCTTTAGAGAGTATATCAAGCTCACTCTTAGCGTATCTCAGCTTTTCTAAGACATCAGGACTGACTTGTTCATAGTCATAAGGCATAGTTTACCTCTCAATTTGAGTTTAGTTAAGAGACTCTCATCTCTCAAATACAACAAAGTTGTTAATTATAAATCTTGTCAAGCTAAATCTTCAAATATACCAAGCAACACAGTGATATAGTTGACCAACACTCCCCCTTTATCTTTCTCTCTTAATATCTCTCCCCCTATATGTGTCTCTTCTTTCCCCCCTTTAACCCCCCTTGTCTCCCCTTTGTCTCTTTCCCCCAGACCCCCTATCTCAATACCCCTCTATACCCCCCTATAGTCCCCCCAAGCTACTCTCACCCCCTCTCTCTTAATCTCTCTATCTTGAGTCCCCCAAACTCTACAGAGCTTGTTTATAATACTCCTATCTAGGTCACTAAGTACTTAGTTATTACAAGCTCTACTATACCTAGTGACCTATGACTTCTATCTAATAAGGGAGATTTATTACAAGCCTCTACTGTCTCTAAAGCCTTGCATACTCAAGTTCTCTACCTCACTACCTCATTAAACTAAGTTAAAACAAGCCCTACTGTCCCCAAGAACCACAAATCTTGCCCCCTCTCTACTCATCAGAGCTTGTATTTACACTACCTCTACTACTCCACTCCCCCTAAACCCACACTATAACAAGCACTTACACATCCCCCTCATGCCACACTACTACCTGCCTACACACCCATATCCACTAAAACGCTCTAAAACACCCCTTAGAGGCATTATTATTCTCTACACTACTCAGGACTCTCGTAAGACATTATCTCTCCGTATTCGCTCTAATAGACCCCTTAAACGGCAAAATGAGAACACGGGAGATGACAATGCAACACAAGACCATAGAAAACCATAGAAAAAATTAAGAAACAAAACTTATTAGACTCTACACAGGAGAACTCAAGCTCTACACTACCCCAGATTCAGGGAACGATTAACGGCTATGGTGGATTTCAGAAGAGGAGCTTAACGTCTGGGGAGAATTTTAGAGGTGGGGCACCCTCACCCATTACCCCCCATCATTGACTATGATACTGTAGTTGGCAGTACTGAGCTAATAAGCATGCTTATGCCACTACTACGTCATAGAGGGGGGTGGGGCTACCTATGGTGATACTGGTAGTACTGGTAACTACTGGTAACTACCTATGGTGACTAACTATACTGGAGGATACTACTAATGACTGTAACGGATATAACAACTCTCCGCCTTATGGACGGAGACTACATCGTAATTGCACATATACAGGGAGGCAAGAGCGTCGCAAGAGCCTTTGCCGTTCTGTCTGATGGTAATTTTGAGGAGAGAGCTCTTACTCCTTCTGACAGGGCCATATTGAAAGCCCTGACACCAAAAATGCACACAGCAAAGAGGGAAGACTAATACTCTTCCCTTTTTATAACTACAACAACCACTAATCTCATGGAGGTGAGACCATGACTAAAATGTCCTTCAATGCATCCGAGCTATTAGAGCTCAGCCTCTTTCCAATAAAATTGGAGGGAGAGAAGGCAGTCGCACAGGCACAGGCCACCGCAGCAACAGTGGCCGCACAAATACAAACTGCCATCCTCGAAGGCATAGTGCCCGACGAGGAGACGGCACAGTTGAGACGGGAGAATGCCCGCCTCTCTGCTGTTATAGAAAACGCCAAGCTGGCCACCGAAGCCAAGAAATATGGCGTAAAACTGGGGGACAAAGAGAAGCCCTAACCCCCCCTTGCACCTAAGCATGTGTCTAAACTGCTTTTTTATTTAGGCAGCCTACCGGAATACAATCGGGGGGGTTGTCCACGATGTTTACACTGTCAACAAAGTTTACAATCTCAAGGAGGAGATTATGAATAGACAATCTATTTCCCAGCCTTCACCTCTCCAAAATACAGAGAGGAAGGTTATTAAGTTAAGTGATGGCACTATTCTTATAGCTCATCACAACGACAATAGTATTATGAACGCCTTCTCTTATGAGCCTCCTCAAGGGGGCATAATCTTAGAGAGGGTGTGTAGTGAAGCAGAGCTTGAGCTTTTGCACTCTCTACTGACAAAGGAGTAAAGCTATGACACTACAAAAACTACTTAATAGCAGCGACAAGAATGGTAAGAGTATGACCCAATATTCTTGGACAGCTGAAGCGATGTATGACAACTTTGTTATACTTAAAAGAAAGAGAACACTTATAGATGATATTGTTCATATTGCCGACAATGGTGATACTCTTAATATCAGTATATCAAATAAGCACACAGCGGCAAACGAGGAGATTAAAAAAGAAAACTTTTCATGGGAGCATATTCAAGAAATGTTTGCAAAAGCGGCTGACGAAAAGTTTGGGCATCTTATTCCGCATAGATATAACGCCCACCGTGTATCTGGCTCGTATTTTGATGGAGTAGATTTTAAGAGCAGAAGATTCAGGGGAAGCACTGGGTTGAGAATAGACCCATATTCTGGCAATAGATTATCTATGAGTCTTCGTTTTGGCGATACGTATATTTCATTCAATGCTAATCACCCGAACATTACACAAGAAACAATTGATGGCAGACCAATTAAAGATGTTATTAGCGAAATAACAGAGTGCTTGGAAGACAAGCTAATGGAACTACAGGAAGCCCTTGATAGGGCTGGATTTGAAAAGGAGTAAGATATGGATTATGGATTTATTGATAACAAGGACATGGTAATGGACTATCACGATGATGAGGATTTTATCCTTCAAGCATGGAGATTATGGTATCAAGTCAGCACAGCACCAAAGAATATGATTGTAGTGTATCAAAATCACTGGGAAGACTATCCGCCAACTGGGGTATCCATAGTTCCCGAAGAAAAGTTTGTGGAAAATATATTATGGTGTCAAGAAATGATTGACTCTGTTCACTGTGATGAAATTAAAAAGCTTGCAGAGGCAGAGTACAAGAGGCAATTAGATGAATAAATACATTAAAAAAACTTACATGAAATATAACGCCGCTTAATAATTCCTAAGACCACTGTAGCTGAATAACATAAGGAGGTATTAATCGGAGCATAGATAACATGCTAAAAGATTGAAGCAAGCTTTTACCGGAATCTTTGTGATATGCTTATTTGTTATCGTGTAAGCATTGAAGGATTCGACAAGTGAAAATCGAAATCACTCTAAGTGCTTAGGGTGCAGAGTAGGCGTTCTTACTACAGGACATATAAAGGGAGACCTTGTCAGATGGTCATTGAGTTAGGATGTGGCGTCCACGTCTCACTGAACAGCGTCTTGGTCTCTCTTTGTTTTACTAATGAAATACAAGCCTTAATGGCTAAAGGAGAACCGATATGTTTAAGACATTATTCAAAGACATTCTTGAGGGAGACTTAACTCCTCCCGAACTACACGAATTAAAAGAGCTTGGAGTAGGCAGTAAGCTTGCCCTTGCTCTTGGAGACAATGCACCGGAGAAGATGTATTCTACTCTGGTCAATTATTACGAAGTTAAAGAGACTGAATGCCCTCTTTGTGGTAAGCCGCTTAGAGAGGGACACTCAGGCACTAAGATGTGCTTCTACTGTAAGACCAACATAGCTCCTAAGATGGACAAAGAAGTCTTTATATTTACTCCTGATAGGGAGTTGTTAGCCATATTCTTAGAGAACTTGACAGGAGATGACTACAGCCTTGCTGAAGAAGAGGTTGAAGGTTATGATGAGTCTGATACTGACTATGATGACTCTGACCCTTACAGCAGAGAAACTTGTCCTCATGCTAAGAGAGATGCCTTTGAAGAGCTTGGAGACATTGTAAAGACTATGGCTAAAGAGATTGGTTCCCTAAAGAGAGAGCTTGAATCCATGAAGAACAAGCTTCTACAATCCCCTAAAGCTAAGCCTCATGACACAGCTAAAGCTGAGTTGTTAAAGCACCTTAAAGACTTGACTAAGCTATTGGGAGAATAATCATGACTGCTAAGAGCTTCTACATTCAAGAAGAGATAAGCCAAGGTCAGTTTACATTGACCAAGCTTAGGTATGAAGACTTTAGTAATAACAAGCCTTGTCCTATCTGTGATGAGACTAACATTGAATCAAGCCCTATGTGGTGGCATTGCCCTCGCTGTGGGTTCTTGATTAAAGGAGAGTAGAAATGAAGTATAAACAATTTGGACATGACGAGGAGTTATATAGCAATCTTGTAGAAGCAATCAAAGGAGCAACTGTACGTCAAGCAGTAGCACACTTAGGTTCTCTCTTTGTCATGGTAGCTTCTCAAGACAATATAGAACTTGACCTTGATAGTGTCATACCTAGTAAAGATAATGACCCTGATAAGGATATCCCTTACAGGCTCACTCTAACATTCAAAGATAAAGATAAGGAGACCCAAGATGACTAAACAACCACCTGAGTTTGATATAAAGCTCTACGAAAAGATAGTAGAACTAATCCAAGATAAAGATGAAGACCAAGTAGCTATTCAATGTTCTACACTACTGTTCCATGCCCTTGATAACAATGACAAGGACAACCTTGAAATGACAGGGACAATGACCCATGCTGTTACTGGTCAGAAGAGAAGATACAATCTCACTATGAACATCTTAGACGAGCCTAATGATGAGTCTAAGATTATCCATGAAGCTAACAAGGCTGTGTCTGAAGCTATTGAAGCTTTCATAAAGACACTTGAAGATGAGTGAGACTTGTTATGTTTAAAGAGAATCTTAATCCTGACATACAAGCAAAGATAAACTCCCTGCTACAAGGTGAGACAATGGGTCAAGCTATGTTGCAGGTTTTCAATCTCATCATTGATGTTATTACAAGTCTCGACAAAGACAAGCTCGACTTAGAATGTGAAGCAGAGAACTACGAGACTGGAGACACTAAGTCATACAGGCTTGTCTTCACTCTGACAGACCCAGAACGCCCTGAGAGAGTCAAGAACGACACTTAACTATAAACATGAGTCCTGAGTCTCGTTAAAGATTAAAACTCCACAACGAGGCTCTTAGGGCTCTTAAAAGACAAAAGGAGAATCCTTATGGCAAACAAATATATTTATGATGGCGAAGACATTGTCTATTTTGAACAGTATATAAAGAAAATAAAATAAGGAGCAGGAAGATGATAGCTAGATGCAAGAAATGTAAAAAATACTTCATATGGACACGTGCTTGCGCAGAAGACGACCGTGCGCCAGATTTGTGTCAACTATGCACAGTCCACCATAACACAATCAAAGTATCATTGGAAGGAGTAAGAGACAGTCTCTTGCGATTCGAGGATTTGGAGCATGCAAGCAGGATAGCAAGCACGATTTCCCACTTACATGTAATGTATATTAAGGGAGACGAGAAATGACCATCAGAAAAATACTAACACGAGCAATTAAGAAGGCAGGTGGAGACGGTCTATGTAATCCTCACGCTGAATGCGGATGCGGATTGGATAATCTCTTTATCTGCGAAATGTTCGACATCGACGAATGCGTCATAGCAAAGAAGACACCATGTAAAAACTGTAGCATAGTAGACGATTATTGCTATATGCCGATTGAGTCAAAAGAAGATGAACATCCATTGACTTCAAAGATTAAACATTCTTGCGACAATTATTTCATCGAAGGCAAATTTTATAAAGTCAATCTAAAGCACCTAAATGCAGGCGATGATATAGTATGTGCAATATCTGGTAGAAACAAAATAGACAGAATCAGCTACAGCAAAGATGGACACAGACTTATTCATGCTGGTGGTGGTCCTCCGTTTACCATCGGTGGAAAAAGAATAGGTGGATACGACCATCCTATCATATTTGAAACTGAAGAACAGCGAGACGCCATTAAGCGACATCTAATAAATAACGGAATATGGTATAATCTTAAACAAAGGAGTTAAAAATGATAGACAAAGCAAAGAAGTGTTTGGGAAATAAGCCATGCAATCAATAACATCTAAACTCATAGAGACCGGAGAATACAAAGGTTTTAAGTATAGAGTCAAAAGAATTACTTATGTCTTTGACCCAAGCTTGCAACCTCAGTATTCTTATAGTGCTTATGTTCACATCCCTGAGTCTCATCCTCTATTTGGGCACAGTTATTCTACACAGCTTGAGTTCCTTAATCAAGAGAGCATGGATACATACTTTCATGCAGGGACTACTGGCATTAACTTTGCTACTTATACTGACCAAGGCTTCATGATAGGCTTTGAGTCTGACAATCCTCATGACCCTAAGAACCTTGACGATGATAAAGTGTTAGCAGTCAGCTATACAAAGGACTTGATAGACCAAATCATTGATGCTGAGAACATCTACCGCATTGGTGGCAAGGTTTATGAAGCACTCAAGACTATCATATATGAAACAATAGAGCATGAGATTAAGGAGTTAAAGAATGGTAAAGATAAAACTTAACATGTTGCAGCTTGACACCAACAAGAAAGGAAATAACAAATGAAGAAAGTAATTAGATACTTATGCCCTCACTGTGGGAAACTCTTTAAGACTCCTAACAGGCACTTCTGCTGGAAAGACCCAGCCAACAGAGGTTGTGCCGAGTTATTCGGGACATCTATCTCTGACATTATTGAAGGTGCTACAGTAGAGTTTTAACTATGCCTTTCATTAACTCTATTCATCTTCATGGATTCAAGCCCTCACACACTCATAGAGGACTGAGGAGGTTTGTCCGTGATAACTACACCGTAACTATCATGGGAGACTTTATACCTGAGCAACAACCTACTTGGCTTGAGTTCCATCTAAGATACAAACAAGGTAAAGAATCATACTTTGCTCAGTATCATTGTAAAGGGTCTCCCTTATTGTTAGATAACTTAGAGTGCAACCAGATTGTAAAGGCACTGAGAGAACAAGTCCTTGCCTTGTCTGAGAAGATTGCACTTGACAACAATGATAAAGTAATAATTAGTTGACCTCGATGGGTGAGAGGTTCCTCTGAAAGACAAATGCTCTCATTAACATCACGTTGCAGCTTGACACCAACAAGAATCATCATATCCTCTTGCCCATCTTTTTACTCAAGCCCTCTGCTTGTCATGTCAGGCTTCCCTCTGTTGTAGTATGTGTCGCAGGGGGCTGAGTTTATAGGAGAACTAATGAAGAAGATACTTATAATAGGAGTCTTCATTGTCATAGCAAACAGTGGAGCACCAACAGAGCTTGTTATACATGAGCTACACAATCGACCTTTAACACTACAACAATCAATCATGGAGCTTGTCCCTGATTCTCTCTCTACTCTTGTCTATGCAATGATAGAAGTGGAGTCTAACTGGGACATCTATGCTCACTCAAGCACAGGCGACCATGGCTTAATGCAAATCAACAAGCATTGGTGGTCTGATAAGTTTGACTTTGAGCGCATCTACGAGCCCGAATACAACGTCAATGCGGGCTTAGCTATACTCTACCCTCTCTTAGAGAAACATGGCACTAAGCAGGCTCTAAGGCGCTACAACGGAAGCATGCGCTATGCCTATGTAGTAAACAATAAACATCACCAGCTATTTGGTGAGTATCTATTCTAACAAAGGAGAAAAAAAATGCACTACAAAATGCAAGAACTATTACTTAAAGGCGAAATAGTTATCGCCACATCGAAAAACGTAGAAGAACTTATAGCCTTTGTTGATCAAAACAGTTTAATGGCTAACAACCTTAGCTGTGGAAACAGCGAAGCAAAGAAAGAATGGGCAGACCTTGTTAAGCGAATCAGGTTTTTGGTAAAAGCCCACAATCGTTTAAGCGAAGAACAATTAGAAGATATAATAAGGTTTGACAAAGAAACAAGAGGTAAATAAAAATGATTAAACACACAGAACACACGAGAGAAAGTCTCATTGCACAAAAACTTGACAGTATAAAGGAATATGAAAATGAATAAGAAATTATGGGGAGAAGAATAATGTGGATAACTAAATCAATAGAAGTAGATATTTGTACAACATATAATAGGTATGCTAAAGGGTGGATGTGTGATGAAAAATGTCCCTTCCGTGAACTTGTAGAACCGCCTGGTGAGCTGTGGCATGAAAAATGTACACTATTTGGTGGCAAAAAGGTTTGTTTTGGCAATCGATTACAAGAATGTGTTGACCATTTTGGGTCTGGAGAAAAATAAGTAACGGGAGGAATCATGAAACATACAAGAGAAACTATCATTGAACTCATTAACGAGTGCAGAGCCAACAATAAGCCCACGTGCCCTGATTCGTTTTATCGGCTCAGAGGATTAAACGCAAGAACAATATGGGGCGGAGCAAATCTCTGCCCCAATTAACTAAAAGGAGAACACAATGATTAAATTTGAAGAACATGATGGTAAGATTTTCCTAATGCTGGATAAGCCCACGCCATTAACACCAGATGCAGAAATGCCGTGTCTGGTAAGATTAATACAAGATGACAGCCCGATGGGGAAACATAACAAGGATTTGCATGGGTATGATCCAGAAGGATTAACACCAAAGATTTGTACCGAGGTTATTGACGTTAATGATTTATCTGACCCCAAAAGAGGAAGCGTCCGCTATGACGGATATATTTCAGGTCAGTATTATCACTTCGAGATAATCGGGACTCTCGTTACTGAAGGCTCTGCTGAGTGGGCGTGGCAGATGCTAAAGCTGCAAAAGCCTGTCTCTCATCCTGCTGAGGGGGAATTACAAGACACAGACTATACCAAAGAGGGATTTGTCCGTTGCATGGCAAAGACGGGCTGGCAACTCTACGAGCCCAAGCCAGAGCCATTCGCAAGCGTTAAGAAGGGCGATTTAATTATGTGTAGCGATGGCGTGGAACGCAAAGTTCTGTTTGTTAGCAACATTGAAGATATCCGTAGCAATAAGCTGTGGTTCAATCTTCGTATTGACAATAGCCCGCTCTACAATATCCGCACATTCTATTTTAATGGGACATTGCAACAAACAGAGAATCCCTTGCCGTTTACTCTGTGCTACATTTGCGAACCGAAGCAAAACAAGCCTGCTTTCAAGGTCGGGGATTGGGTGGAGATAGAACGCAAAGGCAAAACCTACCACAAACAAGTTATTCTAATTGATGATGATGGATTTGCAAGAGTTGAGTTCAGTTCTAGTAAAATGAAAATAGCAGATATTGGCGAAACGAGTTTACTCGGATTCAAAACAATCCGCAAACTGCACCCCTCGGAAGTGGTAATTCATATCGGCTGCCTGAGTGGGACAGTAAAAGATTTATCTTATGTGGAAGATGGCAGGTTTTGGTTTATTGGTAAGAAAACAGAAAGGTGTCCAGGTGGAATGCATGCCATTCTTTATGATGAGATGCTCGACCCAAAAACTAATGAGCTTGTGAAAAGCTTGTTGAGGGCACAGGAGGAATCAAATGATTGAGATGGAAACATGTCCCAAATGCAATGGAACAGGATTAGTGCAGATTGCACCCAATGTGCGTGGACTAAAAAGGTGTCCATTTTGTAATGGCTATGGCACTGGTAAGATAAAAACAAAAAGAGAGGAATCAAATGAAAACAATGAAGATGACCTTGTCCCAGCACAGGAGAAAGAGAAATGAAATTCATAGAACTTACAAGGCATTCATGCCCAACCCAAGGAAGACTGCTCTTAAACACAAACAACATAGCAAGCATTTACTCAGGAATAAGATTTAATGAGGAAAAGAAAGAGTATGTTCCTGTTACCGTTATCCAAGAAACAACATCAGGAGATAATTATTGGGAGGTAACAGAAACGATTGACGAAGTTATTGCACTTATCGATGAGTGCACAAACCCAGATAAAAAAGGAGTTATAAATGAGTAATATCGCCAACGATAAAAGCCATTTTGGTCTCGAAGCCGTAAAGTATAAGGATGATGTTTTATCGTGGGTCGAAACCATGTTCGAGAAAGAGAAGAAGGCTAAGGATGCGCTTATGAAATCGGATGTAATGCTCGTTGATAAGGCGGGGTTTTTGGCGCTATGCAATCTCATGCTCAAAATGAGCAAGGACATTGAAAAACTCAAAAAAGGAGACACAAATGAGTGACATCACAATAACAGGTTATTGCGTAAAGTGTCATCAATGGGTTACGCCAGATTTTCTCGCGACACTCAGGCTCTCGGCTCATGAAGGTGGTGATGTTTGTCTGAACTGCCTTTCAACATTATGAGGAACTAATGGAAGCTAAACAACAAAAAATTATTGAAGCATGGGCAGCAAAAGAGAACCTTGAGCTGGCACAGAAAGAGTATTACCTTAACCATGATGCAGGCATAGAGTATTACGAGTTCTATGATAACAATGAAGACGGATACTTTCGCATTGAAGAAGAATATAATAGAAGATTTATCTTTAAGTATTACTTCTTAGATGATACTAAGCATACCATAGAAGTCTCTGAGAACTCATTTAGAAACATCTATGCCTTCATGCAAGCAGAGTCAGACATCTTGAAAGAAGACCTCACAGAAGAGGTATTAATGCTTGTATTTACTAAGCTTCAAGACATGGCTCTAAGGATAAAGAGAGGCGATGGTTACTATAACTAAACCTATTCGAGACTACCTACATGATGGGCTTGTTACTATCAAGGCTAACAAACACTTCCCTCAGCATTGTCATGTAGAGTGTAAGCATATTAACACTGATACCAAGCACTGTAATCTCCAAGTTAAGCCTGTTAAGTTAAGCGAGTATCACATAAGAACTGGCTATTGCCGCAAGCACTTTGGCTTCATTGATAACAAGCATAAACGTATAGTCGTAGCTTGCAAGAACTGTGGCAAAGAAGTAAGTCCTTATGAGAACTATTGGAGCTACTGTTATGAATGTGCTCTATTTGAGAGGCTTGAAGAGATAGAGATATACAAGGCTGCACTAAAGAAATATGGGCATGAAGACCCAGAGGAGCTCTTAGACCCGTGATTAAAGCTATACTACTATTCTTTGCAGTAAGCTATCTGTTTACTGTAGCAATCGGACTATTTATACACAACAAAGAATGCAAGAACGCTGCTGAGTTGCTGCGTAAAGCTATAACAAAGCTTGGATATGCACAGTGGACTTGCACTAACTGTGGCACAAGGCTCAACGAGAAGAGTCTCTTCTGGTATGATGACAAGCCTATGTGCCGCCCTTGCCAGTATGAAGAACTGAATAAGCCTCAACCTTCATATAGAATGGCAGAGATAATAACAGGACTAAACAAGGCTTCTGAAACAAAGAGAATAGAAGAAGTCTATTGGTTCATCAAAGAACATGCAGACGAGGTGATAAGCCTTACTGCTTCTAACCCTGCTGATGCTCAGCTATGGAAAGTAGCAATAGCTTCAGCTACAACTAATCTTTTCATGAAAGGAGATTAAATGATTATCGTAGTATCCAAGAACTGGGTAACCATCAAAGGAGCTCCCAGTCGCAACAAAGACGACATTATAGCAATCAATGTCAATGACATTACAAGCATTGCTTATAATGATGGTAATACTATTGTTGACACTCAGTATGATGACTTCAAGTTTGCTGGTAACTATGTAGAGATACTTGTCAGCTGCATTGAGAGAGCAAAGGAATTTGATAGCCACAGAAAGACAATGGAGTTCAACCTCAAGAACTTCGAAGACCCTCTCCATCCTAAGCCTAACAGAACAGAAGTCAATAACTTTGACGACTGTGAGCCGGTTGAAGAAGATGAAGAGTGTGAACTTCCTAAACCTCTCAAGACTTGGCTTGACATCATGAAGATAATAGCACAACTTGAAGGGCTCAAAAAGAGTCTTTAACTAACCTATGTCTATGCCTCGCCTTGTCCTATATCCAATTACTCCTTGTGTCTATTCGCCAGTGGGCAAGGCTTGGCATTTACAGGAGAGAGAATGCCTAAAGACAGACTAATAGAGCTACAAGATAAAGTCTTAGAGACAATGGAGTATTTCCTTGTCTCTTTAGAGAATGAGAATAAAACTCTTAAAGAAACACTAAAGAAACTTACTGAAGACAATCAACAACTAATATCACAATTAAACGCTAAGGCTGCTGAGAGGCTGAATACAGGCACTTCATCTGCTGGGCATATCCAAAGACCAGTGGAGAATATAAGTGCCACAAGAGAGCTCTCAGACCCCTTAAAGGAGAAAATAGATGACAACAACACGACAGATGAGTCTGGATAAGTTCTTGATTGATACTACACCAGACTATAGTAAGCTACATCCCGGAACTATTTGGATGATTATAGGGTTTGAGAAGTCAGGCAAGACAACTGCTGCTTCTACCTTCTCACCCAAAGGAGAGGATGGAGTTCTTATACTGGACTTAGAGAGAGGAGTCAGAACCAAATCTAAAATCTCTGTGATTGTCAACTCACTTAATCCACCATTCAATAAAGAAGGTGGACTAATACCTTTTGAAGAAAGAGGGGAGTATGACACAGACAGTAATCCTTTGCCTGCATTATCAATGTCAGAAGCAATGGACTTGATTGAACAGACTTGGCATGACTCAGGTAAAACTACTCTTGTCTTGGACACAGTAGATGCTCTGTATCATTGGTGCTTGGATGCTGCTCATGCAGAGATTGTCTATGAAGAGAGACTCAAGCCTGCTAATAATCAGAACAAAGCTATCATAGAGTCTAAGAGCGCAGGAGACTTACCCTATGGCTCAGGTCATATTAGAGCAAGAGAGAAAGCAATAGCTATTATCTTCAGCTTGCTTGATATGATTAAAGACAATGGTATCTTAGTCCTCAACCTACACCTTAAACAGACTCACACCATCGAAGGCAAGAACATGATACTACGTAAAGGCCCAATGCTGCCTGAAGGATTTACTCGTATCTTAGGAGCTAATGCAGAAGCAATATGCCAGTTCGAGATAGACCAACAAGGCACAAGATGGGCTGACTTCGCAGGCTATGAGGAAGTGGTGATGGGTTCAAGGATTAAGACTCTCGATAAGAAGAAGTTTTTCTTTAGAGAGACAGGAGATACCTTCTATAAACAAGTCCTCAAGCACATGCAAGAGGAGCCGGTATGAAATACACAAGAGACATAGAAGAAGACAAGTACTATCTTGATAACAAGCCCGTAGAGATTGGAGATACATTTGTCTTGCTCAAGAAGAACTATAACGATGAAGCTAAAGTCTATGCAGCCATTGTCTCAGGTTTCTCTGAGATAGATGGCATGGGTATGATGGTCATTACTTGTATCAATGAAGAACAAGAAGTGATACACTTACTGCTTGATGAAGCTAAAGACTGTGCTACAAGCTATAGACTCTGTGATGAAGTTAACGCTGGCTTTGACTATACTCAAGGTGAAATCATTAGACAGCTTGAGAACTTAGTAAAGAAAGAAGAAAACAAATACGTAGGACTCAAGAAGAAGCTTGAGTTCATAAAGAAATATATTAACTTAGGAGATTAAAATGGCAAAACGAATTACATTCACTGACGACTACACACCCAAGCCTGAAGGGGTATTAGAGTCTGTCCTAAACCAAGTAGAATACTACGGCGAGAATGACAAAGACAAACTTCCTAACATGAGACATATCCAAGACCCTCTTGCTAAAGACGTGTTCAAGGTTATTGTAACACCTGAAGGACATGAAGACCGTCCCCTTGACTACTTTATTCCTTTGCAGGTTGTGTTCAATGCTAACGGAGAAGTAAACTTAGCAGACTCCAAAGGTATCAGACAGATACATGAACTGATTAAGTTATTAGGACTATCCAAAGCAGGATTCCATATGGATGGCAAGTTCATTATGGAGGATGGAGACCCTATCCCTTATGACACTATTGCTGGCTTCCTCAATGACTACATTAGAAGCAAGCCTTGTAAGCTCTATACTTCAGTTTACAAACAGTTGGCTAACAACGGCAAGCGTTACTTCAGGATGTCTCCTTTCTTGTTCTCATTTGACCAAGAAGGATTTGAGAAAGCTAAAGCTCATCATGAAGATAACCTGAACTATGAGAAAGCTCGTGAAGCTAATATGAATCAAACTGTTACACCACCTCCCGAACGACCTGCCTCTGCACCCGTAGGACAACCTAACAGACGCATACTGTAAGGGAGCTATCATGTATTATGAAACCGCCATTGGCAAACGCTTCAACAGCCCAAGAGGCGTGCTAATACATGAAGATAAACTATACGACTGGATAACTGAGAACCAAGACCAACCGCTGGGAATATCTGTCTATGCTTACAGAGACCAAGACGTAGATAAGATGAGAGACGAAAGTCCTTCAATCTGGTATAACCAAGCATACTGCCCATGGGTGCCCATTGACATTGACAAAGGGGACAACACAGATGAGGCAACGCTTGACATACTCAGAGCACTTATCTACAACCTTGACCAAAGCAATATAAGAGAAGAGTCTTATAAGATATACTTCAGCGGTAGTGGCTATCACTTAACCTTACACGGAGACTGCTTCAACTTCCCTGAAGAACACAAAGACTTGCCTTACGTAGTCAAGCAAACTATGCAAGCACTCATGATGTCATACAACTTATGGGACTTGGTAGATGATGCTGTCTATATGAGGACAGGGATACTCAGAGCTACATACTCAATCAACCCTAAGACGGGATTATACAAGATACCACTCTCAAGAGAAGAAGTAATCAAGCTCTCTCCTGAAGAGATAAAGGAGCTTGCAAAGACTCCCAGATGGGATTTTCCTTGGCTTGATGAGTATTATGGACAAGAAGAGTTTGCTGATTTAGTTCAGTTAGATGTTCCGCCTATACCTGCATATTCAAAAGTAACCGAGCCTATCCACCGCTATTCATGTGTCTATGAACTGCTGAGGCAAGGACCTGTTAAAGGTAGGCGCAACCATACTGTGCTAAACTTATCTTCACACTTCATGATGATGGGTGTTCCAAGCTCTCTCACCAAAGCATTGATGCTTGAATGGAATGAGATAAATGAGAGGGGAACCATAGCACTTGATTCTCGTGTAGTGATAGAAAAAGTAGAGTCAACTTACAAACATGGATACAAGTATGGATGTAATAACAACCTACGTAAACAGTTCTGCTCTACTCGCTGTGCTCAATACTCTAAGCAAGGCTTTATAAGTGGTGAGCTACCTGATCCTAAAGAGATAATGAAAGCTGCTGCTAAGGTTGACTTCGTTCAACTCAAAGAAGAAGGTATGCAAGTGGGTGAACAGTTTGGCTATCCCGGACAGTTCCAAGTAATGAACAATGAAATCTTTACTCTGTCCGGAGCTACCAAAGCAGGCAAGACTACTCTCATGAAGAACATTCTCTTTGGAGTGGACTTCGTAAACCCGGACAAGCTCTTGCCTATTGACAAGCTGAAGACATTTATCTACTACTCTTCAGAGCAATCACCCGACTACTTCTATCACAGCAGCTTACAGATATTGGAAGGTTGTTCAGAATCTTATGCCTCTGCTAATAGGGTAGAACTCTATAAGAAGTGGGAAGACAGATTAGCTAAGGTTATCCCTGTCGCAGGTATGTTCTCTAAGGAAGCATTACATGCTCACCTGAACGTTCCTAACCCCCCTGACGGCATAGTTATTGACACCCTTGACCACATAGCCATGAGCGGCAGTGCTGTTCAGCACCAAGTCATCATGGATGCTATGATATATCTACAACAACTAAGCTTGTCAAGAGGCTTAATCATTATTCCAGTTACACAAATAGGAAGACAAGACACCCGAGATGGTATCCTTGATATAACCTCACCAAAGGGCTCAGGTTCTATCGAGAACCAATCAAGGAAGCTGATAGGCATAATACCAAGCAAGGGTTCGACAGACATAATAAACCTCCACTTCTTAGCGGACAGTTACGGTAAGGCAATCAACGATGTCCCCCAGCTGATACGCTCTAAGGGTGGTCGTTTCAAACGTATTAAATAAGGAGTCATAATGACAGTATATATGGGAATTGACCCCGGAATGAAAGGTGCTTTTGCTGTTATGGCAGAAACACCTGCAATATATAAGATGCCGGAAGAAGAGTGTAAAGAAGAACTGCAAGAGATACTTGAAGACTTCATCAAAACTCATCCTAACGGCAAAGTAATAATCGAAAAACCAATCATAGTCCCAATGAAGGGAACCAAGCCTTGTCCTAAGTGCAAGACACGAGTTCCTTATACTTACATGCAGAAAGGAGTCTATAGGGGCTTGACTAACTATGGAATCATCATAGGCATGCTCTTGACTCTTAGGATACCCTTTGAAGAAGTCAATGGGACTACGTGGAAGAAGCATTTTAGCCTTCAAAAACAAGGCAAAGCAGGTAGCATTAAGCTTGCTAAGCAGCTTTTCCCCGAACTCATAGAAGAGATAGGCAAGGACGATAACGTAGCAGAAGCTATACTCCTTGCTGACTATGGTAGAAGACAGACCTAAGCGATTGCTGTTGCTGGACTGAGCCCTGTCTTTACTGATAGGGCTCTTTCTTTATAAGGAGATTAAATGAGACCAATTATATGTGTTAAGAATCTGAATGGCTTTAGAAAAGACCCTCAGAGGTTTGGATACTTCACAAGAGCTACAAGATATAAAGGTCATGAGCACTACTATATCTTCAATCCTGCTGAAAAAGTAACATACGACAATCAACTGCTGTCTTTTAACAAGGTTACTTATGAAGTGCTGTTAGACATTGATATGCTTCAAGACCTACACAAAGACCCTACTGCGGCTGTAGCTTACAAGATAGGAAACAGAGGCTATGCAGGTGCAAACATTGTCATAACTAACGACCTAAACAAGTTGGGCAGTATAGAACACTTAACCTTGGACTACTTAATGGCTGTCAATGTATGGATAGAAGAAGACCCTGAGTCTTTCATGGATAAAGTATATAAATATAGCTACAAGGAGACTATCAATGCTAACAAGACTAACAAAGATAGTCATTAAGTTCCACGGACAGCTTAAAGGACAAGCCCTTTATTATCAAGGCTGGACATCTGATAGTTTCCTGTGGTTTGCAAACCATGTCCCTCTTAAAAGAGGAACTTATCTTCTCTCTATACACAAAGACCATTTGCTAAGCTTGAGTCAAAGAGATTATACTACTTGCAATACGATTAAGTTCAAAGGGGCTGATCATGTTCAAATAACAGATGAAAAGTCTGCAAGAACAGCAAAGATGATACTTGGTTATGATAGCAGGCTAGAAAGGGAAACCGTCTATCTCAGGCTTGGAGGATCAAAAGTTAAGACTCTTGACGCATTAGCAGGAGACTTGTGGAAACTATCAATAGGAGCTAAAGATGCAAAACCATAAACATGCAAGAGTCTTTGGGTTCAGAGAGCCTGAAGGGCTATATCCGAATGACTTGCTTGATGTAATGATAAGGACAAAAGGAAAGAGTTTTAGAATGAGACCTTGGTTATTCCCAACTAAAGCCGGCTATATATGGTATTATGGAGACAATAAGATAGCTTACATATCTTACTTGTCTATAGACCCTATTCCGCTAATCTTTCCTTCTCGAGCCGACAGGATGGATAAATACTTCTACGAAGCCATTCTATTTGACCATGTCTCCTTAAACCTAACTCAAAGATATACTAAGTTTTTTGTGAGAGCAAATAGTTTACTTGAGCTATCTAAGGGGGAGCCAGTAGAAATTAGGCTTGTCCACCCAAGATACAAGCTCTTAGACGAGCTCACACGCTTGCAGTATAAAGAAACGATAGGAGTAAAACAATGAACCAAGTAACAAAACTAAGTAGCTATGCCATCATCTTCAACTGCATCCCCGCAGACATAAGATACTTATATGAAGATAACGAAGGCAAGAGAATATGGAAGATAAGCAAGGGAAACATCCCTGCTTGCTGGTTAGCTCAACTACCGCCACAATTAAACGCCAGATACATCAGTATAGAGGTAGAGCAAGAACTGCTCTTAAAAGCCCTCTTAGAGGCCGTAGAAGGCAAATCAATTAGCATGGTAGTAGAGCATTCACAGAAAGGCTGGACACATACTTGCACTCTCACGGCACTGAGGTTAGGTGATAGTGTTCATGCAAACTCTAAACATCACTATGTTGTGCCTATTAAGTTCTATGAAGCAGATGACGTCTATTCAGATATAGCAGTCTTGGAGTGGAAAGATGTCTTCAAGTAAAATAGAGCTCAAAGGAGTAACAATGGAGATATACGAGAAAGATGACTCTATCTATCCCAAGACACCTTACGTGTTCAGCCTTCATTATAACCATAAGTATAACCTAATATTCTTAGTCCCTATAAAGACAGGAATGAAATGTTATAACAGGGTGTTTGTTACTGCTACCATGCTTCAGGCGATAGTAGATAAAGAATCTGTTTCAGGTATGCTTTCTGAAGGTGAGTCTTACTATGTTCTTAGTAAGTATGACATAAAGATGCTTACTCATAACAAGAAAAGAGTAACTTGCACCATGGTAGATAAAGAAAGGTTTAGGGATGAAATGCTTAAAATAAACTACAAGAAGGTAATAGGAGTTGAAGAATGAGAAAAGACTTAGTGAAGATACCCGATGCAAGAATTGAAGTAGATTATCTTAACTTCGATACTCACTATCAGATATTCTATTCTCCCAAAGATGATGAGTTCTTCTTTGGCTGTGATAACATCCTTGAAAGCAACATATATTATCCTTATGATTATAATTATCCTTATCATATAGCTGAAAAGTGGCTAAAGAGTTTATCTGAACTACACTTGCCAAGTGATTTCATGCTTGCTTTGTTTGTAGAACATTATTCTTATTCATGGGAGTATGTTCTTGATACAAGGATACAAGGCTATATAGATGATACAATAAGGTTATCTACTTATGCTTTAGTAACAAGCCAAAAAGAAGAACCTATGGTGAATGCAATATTGCTTAGACCTTTCCCAGACCATGAGACTTTAGCTGATGCTTTAGATATCATTGACTACAAAAAGACAATAGGAGCAATAGGATGACAAGCACTAACCTTGAACTTATGATTAAGTTCCCTAACAATAAAAGAGAACAAATATATTCACCTCCTAAAGGATTTAAAGACAAGTATCTTATTAAAGAAGGAATGCTAATGTATATACATAGGTCAGGCTCTAAAGAATCTCCTCGTTGTATATACTTACCATGCGACCTTCTTCTTGAACTAACCAAAACTTATAGATATAGAAAAGCTTATTGTAAAACCATTAAGCGTGGAACTGTTATGTTTTGTTCTTGCTACATAAAGATTCCTCCATATAACAGTAAGTTCATTGAGACGCTATCAAGGCTTGTATACAAGCATTCAATAGGAGCTTTGGAATGAAGAAGACATCAACAGAAAAGCTTAGCGTTGTAGTTCTCATAGGTAAAAATATTGAATATACTTACAAGCCACCCTGCTTTATTAAGGATGCTATTGAAGGCTACCCACCTAAGATTATTCTTTATAATGTAAATGGCGATAAGTATGACTATCTTACCATTCCATTAGATAGATTCTCTAAGCTTACTGACCATTACCAAAGAGGTAGTGTTAGTTATATAAATAGAACTTGGTGGGTAAGGAAAGCCATGGTTTATATAGACATAAAAACAGTCTATCCAAAGGAGGTCTTTGACGATGCTCTTATAGTTAATCTTTATAAATATAACATAGGGGCTACAGAATGAAGCCTAAGAAAATAGCAACCATGACTAACTCAATCACTGGCAACAAGCACGGACTATACATCTTAGATAGGAGACTTGTCTTCTTTGAAGATGACAGAGCTTTACTCTATAAACATGAGCTCAGTCCTGCTTTCTCGTTTAGGCTGCTTAATAAGCTGTTTACGGGACAATCTTCTGATTTCAGTATAGATGATGCAGGTGAGTATTTTAACGTCACCAAACGTCTCTCAGCCCCCTTGTGGAGTTTTACAAGAGTCAGGAGAGATAAGAGAATTAACTTAACAAAAATACAAGCCTCTATAGTTAGAGGACTATAACAAACACATAAGGAGATATAACATGAGACCGATTAAACTGAAAGAGTCAATCAAACACGCAATCAAACACAACCTGCCCCTGCTTATTAAAGGAGCTCCGGGTGTAGGTAAAACAGACATTATGAAGCAAGCTTGTGAGGAAACTGATACTGAGCTTATCATATCACATCCTGTAGTCTCTGACCCTACTGACTACAAAGGCTTGCCCTTCCCTGACCCTAATGGTAAAGAAGCACACTTCTTGCCCTTTGGTGAACTCAACAAACTATTACAAGCAGACAATCCTACTGTCTTCTTCATGGACGACCTTGGACAAGCTTCAATTTCTGTACAGGCCGCCGCTATGCAGCTTATATTAGGCAGACAAATCAATGGCTTTAACGTCTCTGACCACGTTGTCTTCATGGCTGCTACCAACAGACGTCAAGACAAAGCAGGAGTAGCAGGGATACTTGAACCTGTTAAGTCAAGGTTTGCTTCAATCATTGAACTCACACCTACTCATGAAGACTGGATACAGTGGGCTCTCAAAGAAGGAGTAAACGAAAGAGTCATTGCGTTTGTAAAGACCAAGCCTGATATACTCTTTGCCTTTGAAGCAACATCAGACCTTGTCAATACACCATCACCCAGAACAATAGTCAATGCTTCTAAGATTATAGACACTGTTAAAGATGACTTGATACTTAGAGATGAACTTGTAGCTGGTGCAGCAGGTGAAGGCTTTGCCGCTGAGTATGCTGCTTATGAGAGAGTGTATGACAAGATACCAAGCATTGATGAAATCATGCACGACCCAGAGAATGCAATCATCCCTGAAGGACATCACCTTGATAGACTATTTGCTATCTCAGTCATGTGTTCTAACTACATGAACGCAGAGAACTATGAACAGCTCTACAAATACGTATCAAGGCTACCAAGAGACTTTGAGTTCGCAGTGCATACTGATGCCTCATATAGAGATAATAGTATCATAGACGACTCATTAGGCTTCTTGAAATGGATTAAGAACAACAAAGACCTCATAGCATAAATAGGAGACAAACAATGAAAGCAAGAAAGAAAGGATTACTCGTAGGGCTTAATATCTCACGCTGGAGTGCTCAGAAGAAAGACTTGTCAGCAGTAGAGATTATAGCCAATGAACACGGAACTAAGAGAGATAGAGCAAGGTTCTATAAGACTCTTATCTCCGGCCCTGAAATAGATGCAGTCATGTCTGCTGCTAACAGAGCACGTGCTGCACATAACAAGATGACAATACCTTGGAACTCAGATGGAGCTCGATACTTACAGACAGCAAGCCTCTATGACTACATTGGTATGATGAACGATGCTAAGCAAGACTACTACGATACAGTAGATAAGTTCCTTGAAGTCTATGAACACTTGTGCTTAGAAGCTGTGGATGACTTAGGAGACCTGTATAAAGCTTCCGAGTATCCATCCAAAGAAGAGATAAGAAAGAAGTTTAGCATGGACTACTACATGGAACCTGTGCCTGATAACTTCGACTCTATCTTTGCAGACATCTACCAAGATGAACTTGAAGCTCAACTTAAAGCTTCACTGCAAAAGAAGTCTCAAGCTGCAAGAGAAACTCTGCTCAGAGATATTCTCATGTTTGCAGAGAGAGCAGTAGATAGGCTTAAAGACCAAGACGCAGTGTTTAGGTCAAGCCTTATCACTAACATCATCGACTCATGCAAGAGAGCCATCAAGTTTGAAGAGTTCATTGATGAGTATGATAAAGCTATGATTAGAAGCTGGCAAAGCGAATATGAGTCTATCGAGATTGATGTTATCAGAGTCAGCCCCAACTATAGAAAGACAGAGTATGAACGAGCTGTCAAACTAACTACTGATATAAAGGCTTTAATCAATGAGTCAGAACCAACAGAAGATTGATAGTGCTCTAATGAGAGCTAAAGCCGCTATACGCTTCTCTATGCCCTTCTTCTCATCACTACTACTCAAGATGCCTACAGTCCCCATGGACAAGGCAATGCTTCCTCAAGGACGTAGTAAAGGAGACTTTGCTACTAACGGTGTGAACATATACTATAACCCCGAATATGTTATGAAAGCACAGAGAGGTGAGTTAGCTTGGGATTTGTGTCATGAGCTAATGCACATTGTATTAGAGCACCCGCTGAGAAGGGGTAATAGAGAGCAAGGGTTATGGAATAGTGCTTGTGATTATGCCGTGAACCTTCTACTTGATGATGTCGTTGAATCATCGAGGAAGTCCAACAAGTGGATACAAAAGCCCAAGAATGGAGTTCTTCTCAATAAAGGTTATGAAGGCATGTCGGCAGAGAAAATCTATACCATTCTTCATGGACAATCAGAGAATGAACAGAACCAGCAAAAAGAACAATCAAACAATGTTCTCGACTTCCCGGGCTCCAACGATAATAATAATCAAGGAGGCTTGGATGAACCTAAGCAAGAAGCTGGACAAGATGGTAAAGGAAACGGAAGCGAACCTGAACAATCAGATAAGCAACCTCAAGAACAAGATAGACAAGCAAGTCAAAGACTTAGAGAGCAATCTCGACAAACAGTTGAAGAGTATAGAAGACAACTTAAATCAGATATAGCTATTGCTTCGATGATAGCTAAGTCTCAAGGTGAGATGTCTGACCCTATGCAAAGGGTAGTTCAGAATATACTTGAATCAAAACTGCCATGGCAAGAGATACTGAGCAGATTCGTTACTGAGAAATCAACCAACGATTACTCATGGTCTATGCCTAACAAACGCTATGTCCACACAGGACTCTACCTACCTGAGCTTAATAGCCCGGAAGTAAAGAAGATTGGCATAGCTGTAGATACATCAGGCAGCATTAACCAAGCTGACTTTGACGAGTTCGTATCTGAGATGAAATCCATCTTAGCACTATTCCAAGGTGCAGAAGCACATGTCGTGTATGTGGACTGGAACGTCTGCGGGACAGATACGCTTGACGCATACACAGATAAACTAACGCCCAAGGGTGGGGGTGGTACTGACTATCGCCCCGCCTTTGAGCACTTTGACAAGCTCGGTGAAGACATCGGGTGCATAATATACTTCACTGATGGCTGGTGTGATAGTTTCCCTGAACGTTCAGACTACCCTGTATTGTGGGTCTGCAACGACAGAGAAAACTTTGAACCCCCATTAGGTGAAGTAATACACATGGAGACAAACAGATGATACTGATACTATTAGGACTAATACTTGTAATCATAACACTGGCTATACTGCTCTCAGTCTTTATAGTCTTGTGGAGACGAGAGAAAGACTGGGCTCTGACATGGCATAATAGCTACACATATATCTACTCACAATACCTACAGCTTGTTAGGGTTGGAGAGACAGCTCAACTGAGGTGTTCTAAGTGTGGCAAGTATAATGGTAACTTTGCTGACTACATTAGAAATAATGAAGAGCATATAGTTCTATTGGGAAAACCCAGAAAGAAGATAGACTTATTCGTATGCAATAGGTGTAAGGAGAAAGAAAATGGATAAGACAACCAACTACGTAGCTATGCTTCCCTTTCAAGTGGGAGAAACAACTTGCTTTAGCTGTAGGTTCAATGACCGTAGCTGTAGGTTCAATGACCGTATAGAGTGTCTTCTCTTTGGTGGAAGCACCTATGGCGGAACTTTAAGAACAAAGACTTGCAGAGAGCAAATAGACAAGCTTCCTGAAGGCTCAATCATAGACTTAACTAAAGGAGGCAAATAATGCCAAGAAGATTGAGTAGTCTATATGACTTAAACCAATACCAAGCACAGATTGAAGACAAGCTCTTTGAGTCTGGTGGAGTAGAAACAGCAGAAGTCAAGTTCCTTATTAGAGAACTACAGAACAAGTTAGCTATCAATGTATCCCAAGTCCAAGACATGGTAGAGAAGCTTGAGGCTGAAGAACAAATGGCTAAAGACTTAGCTGACGAATGGAAACGTAAAGCTACAATGAGAGCCAATGCTGTAAAGGTGCTCAAAGAAGCAATGATAGACATGATGGAAGACTTAGGCAGTAAGCCTGTTATCTCAGAGAAGTGGACTATAACATTAGCTAACAGCCCCGGCTCAGTAGATACATACGACATCAAGTCTGTCCCTGATAAGTATAAGAAAGTCCAAGCCACAATGAGTGCAGAGACTTTCAACAAAGTAAAAGAACAACTAAAGATATTTGGCACTCCTAAAGAGTCTCTTGACAAAACAAAAGCAAGAGCTGATATCAAAGACTTTGAGACACTTGAAGACGGTCAAGAAGTAGGTATCGAAGGAGTGTTTGTAACCAAAGGGAAGTACATATCGGTCAGATAAATCTCCCTCCTAAAGGAAGAGCCCCCTCGTCATTGAGGGGGCTACCTTATAATTTTGCTTTTAAGGGGTCTTAGAGCTCGATAGAGACACTTTTAATCACCCTTAGACTACCATCTACTATCTGAGACAAAGTGCTTGTATCTTTGAGATAGCGGCGATACATGCAAATCTTCTTTCGCTCAGGGTCAACTATAACATAAAGAGGTTCAAGGCTTGTATTGATTAAATCAAGCCCTGTATTGATTGCATCGTCTGTATTAAACATTGTCCAAGTTACTTCAAGGGCTAAGCCTTGTGCGTGCTGAGCAATGTGAGGTGCATTCTCTACCCTATAATTTTGACTTCTCATATAGGCTTCGGACATGAACCCTCTTATAATTTTTAAGTCTCCATACTCTCTCCCAATCGCAGGTATTAACAACCAAGCTGTGCTCAGTAGGTTGTCTATGTATTCATTCTTGAGAGCAAAGTTGTGAGGATTTAAGCTTTCGATAGTTACGTTCTCTGCAAACTTGACATCGTAATTCATGATTAGTCTCCTTTAATATCCTTCGCCAAACAAGGCTTCGTTGCCTGCATAGTCGTCTTCGTAGTACTCTTCTTCAGGCGGGACTTCACCAGTCTCAGTAGCACCGACCATCTCAGACAGGTATTGTAAGATTTCTTGCTTTGTTTCATCAGGGATGTCTGCAAGCATGTGAACAATCTCAGGCTCCAAAGCGAGTATAATCATTACCCCTTGGGGCCCTATCTCTTGTATCAGCTGTTCGATAATTTTCATTGGGTCCATGTTTAAGCTCCTTTACATTTTGTCATAAGGTATATTGTGGTATAAGTAGTAAGCATAACACACCAGACTCCTGATGAAGTTATGCAAGGTTTCATTATCTACATGAGGGTATATAATCTCAGGTGAGTATCTCTCTATGACATCAGTAGCAATTTGGTCAACGTCCTTCTTGCCAATCGTAATGTTCTTACGGATATGTTCATAGATAGTGTTCATAATAGGTTTGTGTTTAGCTAACATCTTATCTCCTTATCTGTCTTGGTTTCTGTATGTATTGAGGTCTATACTGTGGCACTCTGTTTGCATAAGCATTGTAGTGTCTCTGCACGTTACGTGAGTTCAAGCTCGCAACAGAGGCATAGTTCTCTCGTTCTACTGCGTTAAGGGCTTGGTTAAGTCTATTCTTAGTTACATACTTCTGCCTAACTTCATAAGGCATGTCATAAGTATCAACCCAAGGGACTAAGCCTGACCACCTGCTCATAGCATCAGAGAATATACGAGCTGCGTGTTCATAGCCTTGCTTCTTGTCATCAACGTTACCTAAGATACCGGAGAATGCAGTAGCTTCAAACATGGTGATGGGAACGTTAAGTGCCCAGAGGTGTCTAAACATTGCAGTATCAGCTCTAAACTCTTTGGAGATGTCTCTAAGGTTCTTGCCATAGTATCCTGCTTCAATGACTCCCTCAGACAGTTGTTCTACCCAGTTAGATTTAGCAGTGAGGATGTTAGTCAAGCCTTCTATGGCTGTCCTATCCCCAAGCAATCTATCTTTAGCGTAGTTACCGCCTGCCATGCCTAATGTGAAGTTCAAGGCTTGTGCTTTATATCTCTCATATTCTTCATCAGTAACGTTTCTAAGCCCTGTCATAGCTACAAAGAAGTTGGTCAAGTCTTCTACCCCTCGCATAGGGTTCACTGTCTCAGCAAGAGGTAGTCTCCACCTTGCAGCCATGTCCAAGTATTCTTCTACTCCTTCTTCAGGGTCTTCTTTACGAAGGAAGTCTCTAACCATCATCCACATGCCCAGTGCAAGCATGCTGCCTAATGCACCCCCACCTGCCATAACATTGCGGAAGTGCTTCTCATTGATATTGCCCGGAGAGTCAGCAGCACCACCATAGTCCCACCTACCTTGGTCTGTGCCTGTTACTGAACGCCTAACAGCAATAGCAGTGTTATCAATAGCATTGACCATCACGTGCCTGAATGTCCACCAATACTTAGTAAACATAGCAGTAGCTACTTTAGGTGCAGTGTCAGCAGTCTCAAGGCTGATGTGTGCAAAGAGAGGTTTACCTAAGCTTGAGAACTCTGCAAGAGGGACAGTCAAGTCTTCATAAGCTCTGTCAATAATCTCAGGCATAGACTTATCTACAAAATCAATGAAGGCTTGTTTGTCAGTAGCATAGTCAAGGTTAGCAAGCTTTGCTCTGTTCTTTGTCTCTGCGTAAGCCATCATGTAAATCAATGACCTAAGCTTAGTCTCTTGACCACCATAGACAAAGTTCTCTTTATACCAATCACTTGCTGAGCCTACTATGCCACCATCAGCTAAGAACTGTCCGAACCTGCGCATATTATGCAAGAAGGCATCCTCAAAGCCTTTTGGTGGGGAAGTAAACTGCTGGACTAAGCCTGTGCTTACAAAGTCCTCTCCAAGCTTCTGTGCTGAGTCAAGGATGTATCTGTCTGCATCACTGCCGGACTTCTTTATCTTGCCTATGTCTTGGATAGTTCCAACGTTAATGCTTGCTGCCCAGCGTGCAAAGGTATTATATATCTTATTAGCTCCTGCACTTCTGGGGCCGGAAATTGCAGAGATGACATAGAGGCTTGGGAAAGTCCCTGCCATCTTCAAGGCTTTAGCAGCCTCAGTATCCTGCCTTCTGTCATAGTTAAGCTGGTAGTCAATCTTTCTTATCAAGTCAGTAGCAGCATTGACAGAGTTAATGCGAGAAGGGTCAGTATCAAGACCTTGATATTCAAGCCTTGCTTTGTTTATGTCCATGTGCTCACGAGAGATTGTCATAAGCATACGGTTAAACATATCCCTGTTAGTAAGAAGGTTTGTTATAATCATCTTCTCAAAGTCTGCATTTTCACCTTGCACGCCAAAGTGTTCTTTAGGTCTGAAGTTAGAAGGGACAAAGAGTCTGCTATCGCCAAGCGTTGAACTAATCTCACTATACTTGCCGTATAAGTCTGAGTCATAGGTAGGCATATAGTTCAGCCTTGCCTTCTTAGTAATGTCAGTCTGTTCAAGTATCCTCTTAACCTCAAAGAGCTTTCCAGTCTCGCCTATGTCTTCTACCACTTTGTCATAGTAGGCTTGGACATACTCGTGCATATACTTGTAAAGACCAACCACTGTGTTTCGACCTGCGTTGGCTACTACTGTCTCAATCTCTCCCTTGCCTATGTTAGCAGCACCATAATTGATAGCATCCCATCTATCCTTGACCATTCTAAGCCCTTCCATAACGTCATTTATCTGGTCATTGTCTATGTTAAAGTCTCTTGAGATGTCAGCAGATAATCTACCTACTTGATTATTGTCATTGAAGTCAACTCCATCAAGAGCAGGAAGCATTCTATTGAGTATGTTTCTACTTATCTTATTCTGTCTAAAGACTTCAAGCTTAGCTGCATCACCCATGAGCTTGTTAATGTTATTAGCTAAGATATTGTATCCTTCACCTGAGCCTTGACCGAACTGAGCATTCCTAACCATAGCCTCTCTTGTGGGAAACCAATTCTTTGCAGCAATAAAGGGGTTCAAGCTGATACCAAGCTTCCTCTGCAATGCACCAAGGATAGGAATACGCTCAACAAAGTTTGCATCATGTTCAAGTGCTAAGCCTACTGAGTATAAAGCATTCACAGCAGCAGCACTGGATAACTCTTCTTTCATGCCTAACAACTCGCTTGGATTAGGTGAGTCTTTAACTAACTCTTCAAGAGCAACTTTGACCATCCTAACATAAGAGTCTCGCTGGGTTAAGTCAGGGTGCTTCATAAGAGCCTCTAAGCTATCAAATCCGCCACCTTTTCCCCCAAAGGAGGTTATATACTTAACAGCAGCATCAATGTCGCTATACGTCTCCTTATTGCCTCTAATGAAGTCGTCCATCTCATTACCACCAATCCTTGAAGCAATGGCAATCATGTCCTCAGTCATAGCACGTAGCTGAGTATCGCTTGTATTTACATCTTCACCTTTAGGCTTAGGGGTAAGCAGTCCCCTTACTCGGTTAAAGAAACCTTCTGAAATCTTACAAGACATTAGCAGTCTCCTTCTCTAAAATAGTATGCGTCAACAGCTTCTCTAAAGTCAGCTTCATTGAACAGGTTGAGTCTTGAGCCTTGTATAGCTTTCTCCCAAGACTTCTTGATTGTAAATTGTTCTTCTACACTCTCAGCTTCAGTATCTTCATGGAGTATTGCTTCAAGCTTGATACGCCTATCTTCACCTACACCTATGTCTCCACTCTTCACAGCACCTCTGATTGTGCTTGCTATATCTCTGGTGAGTCCGCTTGCAGCCATCATGAATCCAAACTTAGACTCATTCTTCATTGCAATGTTAAGGGCTCTGATGACAGTCTGAACACTTGAGACCTTATCAGGGTTTGCATCAAGCATCTTCATAGTATCAAAGTTATAGAGCTTCTCAGCAAAGTCATATACAGATAAACCTTTACCTGTTTTGTCATCAATCAATATAGGAACTCTCTGCTTAGAAAGAGTAACATCAGTCATAAGCTTGTCATAGGTGTCAAGACCACCAATCCTTACTCTATCCGCAGTAACATATCCTTTCTCTCCTGATACCCATGTTATTCCCATGATTTCCAAAGCGTCTTTAATTTGTCCTGCTGTCATTGAGGAGTTAAGTTCCTTCTGCATTATGTCAGAGACTATAGCTCCGAGGTCATCAAATGAGGTATAGCGGCTATCAATGGTTAAGTATTGTCCACCAAGTGTTCTTAGCTTAGCTTCAAACTCATCTATCCCATTAGCTCCTATACGCTCTACAAGCATGTTAGAAGTTGTCATCACTCTGTCTATGTCAGTATGCAGGTCAAGCTTTGTCTTGTTCATGAGAGCACTGTTACCCATGTCAGAGTTAATGAATCGCTGGAACATAGCAGTGCTTGAGTTCATGTATCTCATATTACTGAACAAGTCTGCTGTCTCATAGGCTTGTTTCCACTCACCATCCATGATATGAGCAAAGACCCTGTAATTGACAGGCAGCCATTTAGACTCTGCACCACCCTTGACACTTCTTAAAAGTTCTCTTTGTCTTGATAAGCTTATGTCATTGTCAGGAGTCATCATCTTTTGGATGTCTTGCATTGTTCTCAGATTGTTTCTAAGAACTTCTTTAGTCGCTGCACTTAGTCCACCAGTGAACTTAGCATTGACGCTATCATTGAACGCTGTCCTGTCATCATCAGGGTAGTGATACCTTACGTCAGAGGAGACAAACTTAATGGCATCAGCACCTACGACAGAGGCTCCAAAGACGTCAACAGTGCTTGCAGCATAGAGCTCTAAAGCAAAGTTCTCTGCATCACTAACAAACTCATTTATGTTACTGTAAACCTTGCTTACCCTATCAGCACCTGCACTCTTAGTATTTACAAGTGCATTGTTCACTGAGCTGAGCAAAGCTTCAGGCATAGTAGCATAGATAGTTTGAGAGAACATACTCGGCTTAGAAGGTGTAGAAGCAGTGATACGAGCATTAACGAAGTCAACAGCTCTTGCGATAACTTGTTCCGGTGTGCCAGTCAACTCTACATCAAAAGCTCCTATGATTCTCTTTGCACCAATCTTGTTATCATCGTCTTGGGCAAGGTATATGTTATAGTTGTCATCTCTGCCTTTAGTGATGATATAG